GACGACCAGGACGGTGCCGTGCTTGGCGGTGAGCTTGTCGAGAACGGCCCGCATCTTGGGCTCGCTGTTCGGCAGCCGCTTGTCGAAGACCCGCTTTCCGGCCCGGGTCACCGCGGTTCCGTGGTGCTCGCCCTTGCCGACGTCCAGGCCGAGGAAGACGTCCACATCGCCGGTGTCGATCACGCTGATCCCTTACGAGGTCGTGCTGTCCCGGCCTCGTTGGCGTGGCATCAGTCGCCGGCATCCACGTTACGAAGAGCCTCCCAGCACGCTGGTGGTCCTGCCTCTATTAGCGGTCTACCGATGCCTCCGGCCCGGTGACACCACCCCCCGGATCATGCGAACTACAGGGGGGAACAGTCATGCCGGACCGGAGGCCGGGAGCCCCATTGCGGGGCCACGAAGAAGGTAACGGGGGGATCTGGCCTGGTCAGAGGCCAAAATCCCCCGGCACATCTTTGTCCAAATTGGTTTGGCTAATGGGTCCAAAAGAAAGGATGTAGGTAACAACAAAAAAGAGAAGCCACGGGCCCCCACACATTCCACCCGTCATTCGGCGGGTGGCCCACCGAAGAGAAAGAGAGCCCATCATGTTGATTGCCGAAGCCTGTGTAGAGATCGACCGGATTATCGAAGCCGGGGGCGTCGAGGACGCCTTGAACCTTTCCCGGCGACTCGCCCGCGAGGGTCAGGTAAACCCGGCGGTGGCCGTACGGCGGACCGTCAGCCGGGGCGAACTCGACCGGGGCGCCCTCTGGAAGACCGGCGAGGACTTCGCCGAGATCGCCGCCCGGAACGGCCAGTGGGTACGCGTTGAACACCTCGACCCCGGCCACGAAGCGGCCCAGTTCGGTGAGTTCGCCTCCATCCGCGAAGGCTGCCCTGAGTCGCAAAGGCTGTTCTGATTTCCGTGTGATCTCCCTGTCCAAATTGGTTTGGACAGGGAGTCATCGCGAAAGGATGTAAGTAACACCAAATACTGACAAAGGAGGGCAAAGTGGAAGCCGCCACCACCAAGGCCGTGTTCGCCGAGGCCGCCCGTTCCACCTCGTGGAAGGTCACCAACCTCGGCCCCGTCACCGAGGTCAGCCACAACGGCTACACGTACTCGGTCCAGCTGCCCCCCGCCAACGCCCCGAAGCCGTACCCGGCGGCCATCACCTACCGGGAGGGCTGCGGCGGCACCGACTTCCTCGACGTCCCCGCCACCTGGGCCCAGACCGCCGGAATCGTCGAGTCCGCCATGGCGGCAAGCCGCCTCCTCTGACCCTCCCCGGCGGGGCCCCACTGGGCCCCGCCGGCTCCCCCCTCAACCCTCAGCCGAAGGAGCGCCACCATGCCTCACACCCCGTCCCCCGCCACCATCGCCCGCCAGGCCGCAGAGGCCGCGTACCGCGCCAACCCGAACCCGGCGACGCTCGCCGACCTGCGGGCAGCAGGCCAGGCCGAGATGGACGAGTACCTGGCCGGCTTCGACGCCCGCCACGCGGCCGACGTGGAGGCCACTCCGTGGACCGAGCCCGAGCGGACGCCCGCTGCGGCCCCCTCGCGCGCGGACTACGCGCGGTACGTGTACGACGGCATCGGCGCCACGGACGGCTACTACGCCCCGATGGACTTCGAGCACTGGGCGCGCACCCTCGGTCGCACCCTCGCCTGACTGCCCCTCACCTCACCCACCCACCGGCCCGGCGGCCCGGCCTCCCAGCGAGGCACGGGCCCCGGGCCGGACCACATCCCGAAGGGACACCCGATGAGCGCGAGCACCTCCCGGTCCACGGGCAAGCTCGCCCCCCACTTCACCGCCGACGAGATCGAGCAGTTGCTCCGCGCGGTCGTCGACGCCACGTTCTTCGACGCCCACGACATGAGCCCCCGCAGGCAGGCCCTCGCCGCACGGGTCGACAAGCTGATCCACCTGGACATGGCGGGCAAGCTCCCCGACCCGCCGGAGCGCGAGGACACCGGCGACGAGATCCTCGCCACCGCCATGCGCACCGCGATCACCGGCGGCACGGGCATCGCCGTCGACCTCTTCCCGGACGGGTTCGAGATCACCGGCCCCGACGACGAATCGCTGTACCGGTCGGCCCGCACGCACACCCGGCGCGGCCTGGCCACCTTCCTCGGGATCGCACAGCACGACGTCCACCCCGCCTGACCCCTTCACCCACCGGCCGGGCGCGCACCGCAGCGCGCCCGGGCGGACCACGTACGGAAGGAACGACGCATGGCCGACATCACGATCAGTCACACCCGGGCCGAGGGCACTTCTGTTGGGCCGACGCGCCGGAAGTCGGCACCCGAGCTGATTGCGCGCTGTCCATCGATGTCGACGAACTCGTCATTCAGGACAGGAAGCTTGCTCATCACCTCGGCATACCCCTCGGGCTGGCCCAGCCCGCCACTGCCGCGAACCACCTCGACCACCTGCGGCAGTACGCGGTGCAGCGCCACGGCTCCATTGACCTTTTGCAGGACGAAGTCCGACGCCTCTTCGACCTTCTGGCTGCCGTCCCGAAAGGTCCGGTCACCCGTAACCGAGCCGCTCCCGCCAGGCCCGGGACAGCCGGGGTCGCAGGAAAACCACCCCCTGCTGGGTGCCGACGGCGAGGTCGAGGACGGGGCTCGCGGGCAGGGCGGCGAGGGAGGTGACGAGCGCCGGGAGAGGCGCCGACCACACCTTCTCGCCACTCGGTAGATGGCACAGTGCCACGCCCTGTTCGTCGCTCACCGCGACCAGCGTGTCGCCGGCCGGGACCCGTCCCGTCCACAGCAACCGGCAGGCCGGTACACCCAGCTGACGCGGGGTGTCGGGGGCGGCGGAATCCCAGACGGTGACCGGGGCCGCATGAGCGTCGTCGCAGGCCTCCGGGTCCAGGAGGAGCAGGACGGCGCCTCCGTCGGACAACTCGGTCCAGCGCAGGAAGACGTCGACTTCGGAGATCAACCGGTGACCGATGTTCGAACGGGGTTCGGCCACCGGCTGGCTCGGCCGGACCCGGTACCGGCTGTCCGTCGACAGATCGATGACTTCCGTCGTGCCCTCTCGCCCCTGCTGGGCCACCCACCGCGTCCCAGCTTTGGAGTGGTGCGGCAGAAGGAGGAAGACGTCGCCGAGGAGTTCCAGCGGCGTGCCCCTGCCGGGCGTGCCCGCTGAGACGTCCCACAGCCGGCCCTCCGTGACGCCGGTCCGCGGAGCCTCGCCTTCGACCGAGCGGTCGCATCGGCCCGCCACGCTGCTTTCCCAGCGCCAGATCGGGCGGGTGCCCGTCAGCAGCACGGTGGTTCCTGCCAGGGTGGTGAAGGCCGCCGAGCAGACCCAGTCGTTGCTCGGATCGACCGGCCAGGGAAGGTTGGTCCACCCAGGAGTGGAGTGCGGGGTGTCGAGGAGTCTCACCCGGCCGCGGACTGCGTCCAGGCCCAGCAGCCGGGTGTGCGGATGGCTTGATGTCGGTGGCAGCAGGTGCGCCTGGACCCCGAGATAGGCCCACCCCTCCAGCCAGGTCAGGTTCGTGTGTTCGGCGGGTTCGCCCGGGGCGATGCGGTGCCAGACCGCTTGGGAGTACGGCACGGAACTGGACCACCCGGGCAGGTCGGAGTGGACGTCCGGCTTCACGTGGCCCGTGTAGTCCCAGGTCAGGAGCTGGAGCGAGCCGTCCGGGTCCACAGCGCGCTCCTGTTCGGAGACTGCGTCGACGAACAGCTCCTCGACCAGGTCGAACGTGGTGCCGGGGGGCTCCGGGATGGGGGCAACGCGCCGGACCAAGCGGCCGGAGACGGCCATGACGCCGGTGGAGTCCTCGGGCCAGGCGATGATTGAGTCGATCTCCGGAGCGGACAGCTCTGGCGGTGCGGATCGCGGGTCGCCCGGGCTGTCGTGGTCGGCCCACCGCCACAGTCGAGCGGTCCCGTCGTTGCCCACCGCCAGGATGTCGGGTCCCGATTCACCGGGAGCGGGCAGTAGCCGGAGGGCGCAGACTGCGCCCTCGTGCCCCCACAGCGGTGAACCCACGGCGTCCGCGGTCGTGCAGCTGACCACGCTGACCTGGCTTCCGTAGCTGGTCGTCGCGGCGTATAGCCCGTCCCGCACCAGCACGGGTGCCAGGAGACGCGCATGGTCGGCTTCCTTGTCCCGGGCCGTGATGCGTTCTGCGGGGCCGTCGAGACGCGCGATGAGCAGATCGTAGTGGTCCTGCGTCACGAACACGGGGTCGTCCTCGCTGCTCAGGGCGAAGCCGCTCTCCTGCCAGGCGAAACCGTTGAACGGCAAGGCCACGATCCGCCCCGATCCCGTGCCGATCAGCGTCACCCGGGTGCGCGGCTCGCACACCGCGGCGACGGTGCCCTGACCGCCATGGATGCGGTCGGCCAGGAAGGGGCGGATGCAGTCGTCGAGCAGGACGTCGACGTCCCCCTCCGCGTCTAGGGAGTGCAGGGTGACACGACCGCGCACCACGTCGCACAGCAGGAGCCGGACGCGGCCGTCGGCGTCGTGGGTGAGGCAGGCGGATGCCCTAGGCGTGTCGACATCGTTCTTCGCGGATGTCTCGCAGGCCACCTGGACCAGTGGTTCCAGCAGGGGCAGCGTGCACACGCGGACCTGTTCGGCGTCCCCGTACACGACCACGGGTGTGCCGTCGTCGTGGAACCCCGCGTCGAACAGCAGCGTTGCCCCACTGGGGGCGGTGTGGAGCAGCGTCTGGTCGGCGACGTCCCATATTCGGATGTCCCCCCTGGCGTCGAGAGTCACTGCCTGCGCCGGGCTCGCACCGTCAATGAGCAGAGCGAGTCCCGCGACGTCGGCGGGATGCGGCAGCAGGGTCGACTGAGAGGGGTCGTCGAGCCACCACACGTGCACGTAGGGGGCTGACGGAGGCGCCGCGAGCACGACGTGGCCACCGTCCGGCAGGACCAGGTCCTCTATCTGCCACCCCATGTTGACCGAGCGGATCGCAAAAGCGTCCCCGTCGTGCCGGCCTACCACGCGATGCGGGGTGATCTCCCGTGGCTCCACCTGCACGCGCTCCAGCACGACCGACAGGTCCTGGGCCTGCCCGGACAGCGCGCGCTCCCCGTGTGTCGCCGCGACGAAAGCCAGCAGAGCTGGCTTGTCGACCCGGGCGGAGTCGGTGTTGGCGACGAGGTAGGCGTAGCGCTCGACGGCGAGGGCGAGCGTGGGACGGCGCAGTGCTCGCCGTACCGCTGGCAGCAGCGTCGCCGGGTCGGCGTGGATGACGAACGAGGCATCTTCGATGAGATCGTCCAGTTCTCCCGAAGCCGCGGCGTGCGTAGACAGGTGGGTGCGGACGTAACGATGCGCATGCAACCAGTTCCGGTCGGGCACGAGCTCCAGCAGGGTCGCCACGAAGCACTCCTGAAGGTCCGCCAGATCGCGGTATTTGAGCGCCCGCCACTTCAGATGATCCGTCAGTTCTTGGTGGTACAAACGGAAGTACTTCGTGCCGTCCACTTCGGCGTGCGCCAGATAGGAGCCGTCCTCGTCCAGCAGCAAGTCGACGTCCGCCTGGACGAGGGGGATGCCCGAGAGCTGCGTTGCCACCCGCACCCAAAGACGGCGCGGCAGGCCGTTGCCCTCTCCGAAGGCCAGCACGGTGAGCAGGGCCATGGTCTTGGCGTGCCGCTCCTGCGGCAGTCGCTGGAGATACGCCTCGAAGGCGCCTCCCACGTCCGAGGGCAGTTGCTCGGCCCAGCCCGGCGTGGTGGTGTCGACGACCGGGCCGCGCAACAGCGCGCTCGCCGTCATCCGGGCGACCAGGAAACACCTCCCGGCCCGGCGGGCTACCTCGCGGGCGACCCGGCGGGCCACGTCCGGCCGGTGTTCGTACGGTGCCCCCTCGTCGCAGAGGATCTTCGCCACGTACTCGGCTGGCCTTGTGTCCTGCGCATACTCACCGTCGTCGAGGTCGATCACCGGCATGTGGCCACCGAGGTGGGGCAGCAGCTCGCGACGTGAGCCGACTACGAGCCGGACACAGGCCACCGCCGCGAGGGGGCGGAGCAGTTCCCACGCGATGCGGCGGGCCTCGGCCTTGTCACCCGCTGAACCTGCCTCGTCGAGCGAGTCGACGACGATCCGGAAGGGGCGTTCCCGGTCCATGAGGGCGGTGCACAGGGCTACCGGCGTGCCCGCGCGGACGTCCGCCGCGGCGGCGATGCGCTGTATTAGGGCCTCCAGCGTTTGATGGTGCGCGTTGACGGAGGCGTCAGCACAGCCCTCCAGCACCAGTCGGCCCAGGACAGCGGACTTGCCCGAGCCGGGGTCGGCGGTGACGACCAGGGCTCGGCCCTGCTCGTCGCCCTCCAGATGGGCGCGTGCCACCCGCAGGGCCCGCTCACGTCCGGTGAAGTAAGAACCGGGGTCGTGCACATGCTCCACACCACGGCCGCGCGGCTCGAAGTGCGAGGAGAGGTCGGAGGCGTCGAAGACCGTGCGCCCGTCGCCCATGACTTCGGCGCGCGGGTCGAAGGAGGGGTTCACGAAGAATGGGGGCCGCTCGGACTGGTCGACGGACGAGCACGCGGCCCGCTGGGCCAGCCCCGCCGCCGTTAGGGAACGATTGATCCGCTCGGCAAGCGTGCTCGGCGCCAGGTACCGTTGCGATGGCCCGTCACCCCGATGGCTCGCCTCGGCCATTTCGGTCACGAAGGCGCCGTCGACCGCCAGATCGCGATGCCGGGCGGAGGCCAGCAGCCAGGTGCCCGCGCCGAATCCGTCGCCGCGTCCCCGGCCGGCCACGATGGTGTCGGTGACGGTGCCAATCTCCGCCGTGGCCGCCGCCGCGTGACAGGCGTCCACCACAAACAGGACGTTGCGGACCGGTGATGTGGCAAGGATTTCGGCAAGGTTGGGCAGTGACAGCCACGAGCGGGGTCGCCCCGGCTCGCTGTCAGCGCAGGCCAGACGGTACTGGCCGGCTGGGGAGCGGTCCCCGTGCCCGGCGTAGTACACAACGACGACGTCGTCAGCGGTCAGTCCGGGGGTGTGGCACCAGTCGGCCAAAGCGTTCTCGAAGGACTCGCAGTCCGGGTCGTAGGAGACGGCCGTCAGGACACGCTCGTAGCCCATCGCCACGAACAGCTCGGTCGCCTGGTCGACGTCCTTGTGGGCCAGGGGGAGTTCGGGGGCTTCCCGGTAGTGGCGGGTGCCCGCAGCGATGAGGTAACGCATCAGACAGGCCCGTTCCCCGGCAGCAGGCCCGTCAAGATGGCCCGCCCCGTCTCGACGGCGGTCAGGTACCGCGTGGCGTCGTGCATGTGGCTGCCGTTGTGCACCGCCACGTCCCGCACGCCGTCGCCGAAGGAAGGGCCGAGTTCGCGTACGACGGCGACGATGTCGGTGTCGTCGGCGATGTTGGTCCATGCCCGCAACGGCTTTGGCCACACGGCCCGGCAGTTCTCGGGCGCCGGTTCGAGCCGGTCGAGGACGAGGGCGCGCATGCCCAGCGGCGATCCCAGGGTGACGAGCATTGGGATGTCCCATTCGGCGTTGCGCCGCGGGTCGCAGAGCGTCTCGTAGGCGATGACCGACCCGAGCGAATGGGCCACGACGACCCGTGTCCTCGGGGTGATCCGCGCGGCCAGCCGGTCCTGCGCCGCACGCCGGATCTCCTCGTCGGTGAAGTAGCCGGTCATCTGCTTGAGACTGCCGATCAGCGCGCGGTCGAGGACTCCTCGCAGGTACCGGGCGCCCGTGAGGGCGTCCAGAGCTGCTCGTACGGCGTTGAGCCGGAGGGTCCGGGAGGCGGTCCAGCCCACGGGGCCCCGCGTACCGGTGGCTACGGGATCCGGGACCGCGGGGTCGGTGCGCGCCGCCTCGGCCCACCACTCCATCAGGAGGGCGAACTCCGCGTCGTTGTCGACATCGCCCTCGTCGTACGGGAGTTCGGCCCCCGCGCGGGTGCCGCGTGGCCGGAACAGGTCACCGTAGAAGGCCACCCCCACGTCGTCGGACGAAGGCACCGGTCCACCCGCCAGGCGTGTGCCGCCCTGGAGTTCGGGAACGACGTCCCGTGCCAAGGAATCCTCGCTCAGGTACTGCTTGCCGACGCCGTGCACGAAAACAACCTTGCTCAATGCCCCTCCCCGAGTGAGGGAACAAGATTACGCGGGCAAGGTCAGCCCGGCAGCTGGGTGACCAAGTCGAAGCGGCGCTCAGTCTGGGCGGTCGCCTCGGCTGACTACGAGAAGCACCGGCGCAGTCCCGGGGTGACGCTCCGCCGGATCGACGTCAAGGAGGCCGACCTGCGCAGGGTCGAGCGGCAGCAGATCCGCACCCTGCGGTGCCTCGTCGAGGACGTCGCGCGTACCGACCAGATCGCCGAGTCCTGGGAGGAGCTGGGCCGGCGGCACGGCGAACTCGCCGAGGAGATCGGTTACTGGCGGGAGGTCATCGCCGAGGCCGAGGCGAACGGCGTGAAGATCTGGTCCCGGGACGACTTCACCAAGGGCGACTTCGTGCGGTCTGGCGGCACCTGGTACGAGGTGCTGCGGGTGAACCCGAAGACGCTGACAGTCCCGTACACGCTGAACGTGGCCAAGGTGGTGACGGCCGCCGAGCACCAGCTGCGAGGGGTGACGTACCCGATCGAGTACAGCAAGGTGGCCGGGCGCATGAGCGGCGAAGAGATGCAACGGGTGCTCGCCGAGGTCGCCGCCCGCCGCGAGGCGAACCAGCCCTGACCTGTGGCTCCTTAGAAGTTTCTTTGCCAAATCCACTTGGATTGCACGGTTAGTCCAAGTGGATTTGGCCAAGGATGGAAGTAGATCAACAACACACCATCCATGACAAATCAACAGGGAGCGATTATGACCGTCACCACCACCACTCAGGCCACCACTTCCACCAGGAAGGCCCCGGCCCCCAAGAAGGCGGCACCCGCCAAGAAGGCCCCGGCCAGCAAGCTGGCGGCCCCCACGGCGGCCGAACCGAAGACGGTTCAGAAGACCATCCCGGTCGACCGCATCGACCGGGACCCCGGTCAGCCTCGTGAAGAGTTCAACGAGGCCAAGCTGAACGAGCTGGCCGCTTCGATGAAGAAGCTCGGGCAGCTCCAGCCGATCACCGTCCGGTACGTGCCCAGCACCAAGCGGTTTACGTTGGTCATGGGCGAGCGCCGGTGGCGGGCCGCCAAGATCGCGGGCCTCACCGAGATGACCGCGCTCGTCATGCACGGCGTCCCGGAAGGTTCCCGCGAGACCTTCGCCAAGGCGGTTGCCGAGAACTGCGGGCGCCTCGACATGACCCCCGTCGAGGAAGCCATGGCGTTCCAGCGCCTGGTCGACGCCGAGTACAGCATCGAAGAGGTCGCCGAAATGGTCGGCAAGTCCTCGGCCTACGTCGGCTGGAGGATCGACCTCCTCCGGCTGTGCGAGCCCGCCCGCGAAGCCCTCGGCAAGGGCCACCTGCCCGTCGGCCTCGCCTGGTACGTGTCCTTGCTGAACTGCGACAACCAGATGCGGTTCCTCACCCGGTACGCCCGGGGCGACTTCAAGAGCACCCGGGAAGCGGAGGCCTTCGCCCAGGCCGCCCGAGCGGAAGAGAAGCGGCAGGCAGAGCAGGGCAGCTTCTTCGTCCTCGCCGAAGAGGCCGCCACACCCGGCAGCGACCAGGACGCCCTCCCCGGAGCCCTCGACGTCCCCGAGGAGGAGCGCGAGCGCATCGTCTCCGAGCGCACCAAGTGGGTCGGCAAGATCGACCGGCTCGGCAACGCGGGCGCGATCCTCGCCGAGCTGGCCACCGCCGACCCCGAGGAGCTGGCACTCCTCCTCGCCGGTACCCCCGGCGGCGTCCCCGGCCACGCCCTGCGCATCGAGCACCTGCGGGACGTTGCGATGCGCGCCATGAAGAACCTCCGCCAGGCCCAGGCCATCGCCGCGGTCCGCGCGAACAGCATCCAGATCAACCCGGAGGCCGCCGCCTCCGCCTGACCACCAGCCGGCTGCGCCCCGCCCACCCGGGCGGGGCGCAGCCGCTGCCCGAACGAAGGAGACCGAGCATGTACCCACACTACGAGCTACCGAGTGAGCGAGTGATTGCTTATACGGCCGCCATGATCGACGGCGAGGGCAGTATCTGCATCCAAGGGTCCCATTACCAGGTCAACATCACCCAAGGCGTGGTGAATGACGGCGAGGACCTTTGCAGGTGGTTCGCCGAAGTCTGGGGATTCGGATACGTCGGCTGCCATCAGGGCGCGAGGAAGAACATGCACTGGAGGTGGGCGGTTGCTCAGACACATCAGTTGGACCACCTGCTGACGGCCTGCCTCCCGGACATGCGGGTCAAGAAGCAGAAGGCAATCGATGCGCTCGAATGGATCCACGGGCGTATCGCAGAGGGACGCAGGTGCCATTGGATGCGGCGAGGACCGGTGGTTGCTCGACCACTGGGATCAGCCTGATGCGGAGCTGGGTGCGGCATTCGGTCGCTCCAGGCAGTCGGTGATGAACCGCCGGAAGCTCATTCGCCCCGGAGCACCTGACCGTCGGGGGCTGGCGAACAAGCGGCGCGCACAGCCCCGGCCGTCCCCCAGCTGACGCCCCGGCAGCCGCCCAGGCGTCACCTGCCCTCTCCTGGGACGTAGGCGGCGCCCCTTCCCCCTCCATCCCCGGAGGGCTTCGCGGCGGTCACAGCGGCGTCCACGCCGCCCCGGCCAGAGGCGCCCCGCACCCTGTCTGACCTGCGGTTTCTTAGAAGTTTTGTTGACCAAATCCACTTGGTCTGTGCGGTTAGTCCAAGTGGTTTTGGTCAAGGATGGAAGTAGTGCCAACCACCCCAAAATCCCCACCCCGAGAGCGCCCGCCAATCGCGGTGAGCGCCGTCCGGCATGCCCGAAAGGAACCTCCGATGCGAATCCCGAACGAAGTCCTCGCCGTCCTCACCGACCGGCGGACGGTCATCAACCGCGACCGGGTGCAGATCCCGTTCCCGCTCGACCGGCCCGTGTACGACCAGGTCAACCGGATCCTCAAGGAGTTCGGCGGCCGGTGGGACGGCAGGCAGAAGGTCCGGGCCCACGTCTTCCCTTATCTGATCGAGGACTTCATGCGGCAATCGCTGCTCCTCGGAGAGTTCCCGTCCAAGCAGGACGAAGGATGGTTCCCCACCCCGCCCGCCGTGGTGGAGGAGATCCTCACGCTCGCCGGCATCCACCAGGGCGTCACGGTCCTCGAGCCGTCAGCCGGCGCCGGGGCCATCGCCGGACCGGCCGCCGCCCGAGGCGCCGTCGTCGACTGCGTCGAGATCAACGAGCGCCGCGCCCAGGTCCTCCGCGAGCACAGCGGAGCCCGCCGCGTCCGCCACGCCGACTTCCTCCAGCTCGACCCGCTCGACTACGAGACCGGGTTCGACCGGGTCCTGATGAACCCGCCGTTCCACAGCGGCCTGGACCACATCCGGCACGCCATGGGCTTCCTCGGCGAGGACGCGCTCCTCGTCGCCGTCATGTCCGCAGGCATCACCTGGTGGACGGACCGCAAGAGCACCGAACTCCGCGAGCTGATCGAAGAGGCCAACGGCGAGTTCATCCCGCTCCCCGACGACGCCTTCGCAGAGTCCGGCGCCAACGTCCGCACCGTCCTCGTCACCGCCGAGACCTGGCCCGGCCGCCGCCGGGTCCTCCCCGACCACGCCTGGCACCGGGCCCAGCCCCGCCAGCTCGACCTGTTCGCCGCCTAGCCGGGACGCCCATGCGCGCCCGACTGGTACACCTCTCCACCCATTTCCACCGAGAAAGGACCCCATCGTGAGCGATTCGCTCGCCCTCGCCACCTGCACCTACCAAGAGTTCCAGCCCGTCATGGGCGTGCCCGTGCGGACCACCGCCGGGCACCCCCGATTCCCCCTCGCCTACCAGCTCGCCGGCCACGCCCGGCTCGTCACCCCGACCCGACAGCTGCTCGCCGCGAACCTCCCCGAGGATGCCTACGAGTTCAGCTACCGGCGCCTGCTCGCCGGTCACGGCCTCGACGCCATCACCGCCGAACTCGCCGCGATCGCCGCAGGCCACGAGCCCGGCCGCCCGCTGGTCCTGCTCTGCTTCGACCGCCTGAACAAGCCCGGCGCATGGTGCCACAGGAGTCACCTGGCCAGGTGGTGGACCGAGCAGACCGGCCAGGACGTGCCCGAACTCGGGGCCCGCCCCGCCGGGCCCCCGCCCGCAACCCTCTTCGACTGACCCCACCCCGACAACCGACGGCCGGGACGCCAAGCGTCCCGGCCGTCCCCATGCCCGCACGGGAAGAACGGAGCGCCCGCATGAGCGCCAACCACATCACCAGCCGCGTCAGCATCGACGACCTGCTCGGCCCCTTCGAGGCCGAGGTCGACCCCACGAACCGGTGGAACGGCTTCCTCTACCCGCACTTCGCACTGGACGCCGTCCGCCAGCTCGCCGCCCGCACCCAAGAGGTCGCCGCCCAGTACGGCCACGACGCCTACGACACCGTGCACGTCATCGACGGCAGCGCCGACAGCGAAGGCCAGCCGCGCGCGGTCGTCCTGCTCATCAGCTGGAGGCACTTCGACGAGGGCCCCGAGTCGGTCACCGACATCGTCCAGCCGGACAGCCGCGGCCTCTACGACATCGGCGGCGGGTCCTGGGCCTGGTCCTTCGCCGGCTGGTGGTGCGCCTGCGGCTTTGACCAGGACTGGCACGAAACGCAGTGCGGCAACTGCGACCTGACCCGCGACACCCAGCCGTCCACGAAGCCCGGCGACTGCGGCGAGCCCGCCCAGCCCTCCGCCTGACCTCCCCTCCCTCAACCGAAGCAAGGAGCAGCGCCATGGCCGCCTACCGCAACGACGACACCGAGTTGACCTTGATGGACTGGTTCTGTGCGGACACAGAGACCGAGATCCTTACCGCCCGTGGCTGGCGGCGATACGACCAAGTCGCGGTCGGGGATCTGGTCGCCAGCCTCAACACGCGCGACGGCATCGCCCGCTGGGTGCCGGTCCAGCGGATGAACGTCTTCAACGTGGCCGAAGCGAAGATGCTGAGGGTCGAAGGCAAGGCGATGTCGGCCCTCGTGACAGCCGGCCACCGCTGGCCCGTACGGCAGCGCATCGGCACCCCATCCGGGCGTCGGCAAGAGTGGCAGGTCCGGACCTCCGACCAGCTCACCCTGGAATCGTCGGTCGTCCGCAGCGCCCCCTTCGAGCACCCGGAGCACGGCAGCCAGGAGCGAGCCGATCGGTACCCTGCCCACTCGCGACCGGTACGCCCTGGTCGCCGGCGAGATCGACGTGAACGACGTCCTGTTCCGGATGCTCGAACCCCACGAGATCGGCCGGGCGATGAGCTTCCACCCGGACTACGTGGTGCTCGGCTCCAAGCGGGACCGCGTCCGCCAGTACGGCAACGCCGTCACCCCGCCCGTCGCCGAGGTCATCCTGTGCGCCCTCGTCGAGGCCATCACCGGCGAGCCGATCGACCGCCACGGGCCGACGAAGGAGCGCTTCGCCCCCGCCGCGTGACCCCCTGCTGACCGGGCCGGGGCGGGCGACTTCAACCCGCCCGCCCCGGCCCCACCTCCCCTCTCTCAACCCGAAGGAGCACAGCCATGCGCCTCATCGGCATGCCCGCCAGCACCCAGGCCGCAGGCCTGTTCGTCGCCGCCTTCAACCACGTCTTCGAGGACGACCCGACCATGACGGTCCGCGTCCGCCGCGCGGACGGCACCGGCGTGGAAGTCGCCGGCGAGCTCGACGACTACGAGATGCGATTCAGCCCGGCCGCCGTGAGCGCGGTCGTCGGCGAGATCGCCGGCGTCCTCGACGACCCCGCAGGCCGGGCGGTCTTGTCCGTCACCGTCCCGGACGACCGGAGCCCCAACGGCTCCGGCACCTGGGCGTGGAACCTGCCCGACCTCAGCACGCTGACCTCCGAGGGCGCCCGGATGTGGCTCGACGAGCCCGCCTCGTACCTGGGCGCCGAGCACGGAGGGCACGACATCCAGGGCGCGTTCTGCGACCTCGACGCCACCGCGCTCACCGACGACGTGAAAGGGCTGCTTCTCGCAACCGACATGGCCCGGTACGGCGACCACCGCCCCGGTACGGCCGCCAGCTACCTGTACCGGGAACTGCGGATCGCCGGCTTCGCCGCGCGGGGCGAGGGCGACAGCAGCGGCGGGTGGCTCGCCATGGACCTCGGCGACGACGTCGAGATCTGGATCAACGGCGCCGAGGGGCCGCGCGAGAACGAGATCTCGTACCCGGTCGGCGAGCACCGCGGCTGGTTGGCCTGCTTCTACCCGGACGGCGGCTACAGCGGCGAGTTCGAAGAGATCTATCGCTCGCAGAGCAACGACTTGCGCGCGGATACCCGGGCGGTCGTCGCGGCGGTGGCCGCACGGATCGCCGAGCACCGTGCCGCCCGGTAGGCGGCCGGCTGGTGGGGGCCGGGAATCCCGGCCCCAGCTGCGGCGGTGAGCGGGAGTCACAAGGCCGTCCAGCGGCGCCCCTGACCGGCCCCCGGGGCACACCTCCCCGCGCCTGATGGGCCGGTTGACCTGTGGCTTCCTGGAAGTTCCTTTGCCAAATCTCTTTGGATTACGGGTTAGTCCAAAGCGATTTGGTCAAGGATGGAAGTAGAACACAACACCACAAACCGCCACCCCCCAAGGGAGAACGACATGACCGCCACCGCCCTCACCCCCGCCCAGCTCGCCCACGGTCTTCGCATCTTCACCGAGGGCGCGTTCGAACTGGACGAAGCGGCCCGCGCCCGGCTGACCAAGGCCCTGGCCTCCGGCGAGCACATCTCCTCCTTCCTCCTGGAGGGCGTGGTCGAGAAGCAGGCCGACGCGGCCAACTGGCGGCAGCTGATCAACCGTCTGGACAAGGGCGAGGACGTGATCGAGGCCGTCACCACCATCCGCCGGATGCTGACCAAGAAGCTGCTGGAGTACGGCGAGTCGACCTCCACCTCGGCGATCGCGAACGACATGAACCGCCAGGAGCGCGAGGCGGCCCGGCGCTTCCTCGACCGCACCGGCGGCCTGATCTGACCCACACCTCACCGGGCCCGCCCCAACCGGGGCGGGCCCCACCCCGCACGAGAGGAACCCCGATGACCGAGACCTGCCCGACCAGCCCCGAAGAGGCCGCCCTGTCCCACGCGTTCAACGACGCGTACGCGACAGCCACGCAGGCCCGCCGCGATGCGCTGGCCGCAGCCGCCGCCTACGTCGCCCACCTGATCCGGCCTCACCTGCCGGCCGCCGCGACGATCGGCGTCGACACCGCCGACGGCGAGCTGCGCACCGTCCGCGACTGCGACCGCTCGGTGCTCTGGTACGCCCCGGCCAGCGCGGGCGCCGGTCTGCCCGACGGCGTCGTCGACGAGGTCGAGGGCCTGATGCGTGACGTGCTGGAACTGGGCGCAGACGAGAAGGCGCTCGAGGACATGGGGTGGTCGAACCCCGACGCGTACAGCGGCATGTACGACCTGACCCTGCCCGGGACGCCCGAGGAGCGTGAGCGCCGCGAGTACATCGTCGCCGGGCAGAAGCAGGGAGCCGGCTTCGAGCTGTGGGACGTTGCCCCGGCCCCGACCGACCCGGACAAGCGGGCGCGGGCCCTGGAGGAGCTGGAGGTCGACGCGCACGACGCGTTCGGCACGATCGAGACCGTGTGGGCAGCCACCGCCCGCGAGGCCGTCACCACCCTGGTCGCCGAACTGGGCAAGGTGTCCGGCCTCGCCGACTACGGGCTGACCGAGGACAGCAACACCGACTGCCTCAGCCCGGCTGCGAAGGCGGAGCCCGGGAAGGCCCGCGCGGCGGCCGTCGTGGGCCGTGTCCTGCACGAGGTCGAAGCCGGGTTCATCGCCGGTCACGGCCCGTTCCGCGTCACCGACTTCGACGGCACCGAGCAGCGGGAGACCAGCGACCGGATCCTCGCGGCCATCCTGAACTCGGGCATCGGCTGGCCGGGCGGCACCGTGGCCGCCCGCACCACCTGGACCGGCCCGAGCCCGGCCGGTGACCTGGCCATCGCGTGCGCGGCCCTCTCCGCGGCCGGTCCCCTGCCCGGCACGGTCCTGGAGCACGTGGCCGTCATCGGTGAACTCGGCCTCGACGGCACCCTCCGGTCGGCCGGCGACGTGCCCGCCGCGGTCGCCGCCGCGAGGAACGTGGGCCGCCGCACGGTGGTCGTGCCCGCCGAGCACGGCGCGCTCGACCTGCCCGGCGTGTTCGTGTGCGGCGCGGGGAACCTCCGCGACGCCCTGGCCCTGCTCAACGTGGGCGCCCAGGTCCTCCAGTAGCAGCCCGGCAGCAGGTGAGGCCCGGGGAGCAGGCAGCGCTCCCCGGGCCTCACCGCGTTTCTACCGGACTTCGGCCCGCCCGACCTCCCACACCCCGAGAGGACCCGACGATGCGCCCCATCCGCCTCCCTGACGACCATCTCCCCCAGACCGGCGCGGCCACCTGGACGTGCCGCCAGTGCTCGGCCCCGTGGCCGTGCGATACCGCGGCCTCGTACCTGACGCCGGGCCGGTGCGACTGCGGCAGCCCCACCTGGTGGGAGCAGCGCGGCCCCCGCCGCTGGCACACCGGCCCGCGCTGCCACACCGCAGCCGAGGCCGTCGCCGCCCGGGCCGCCGACACCGCGCAGGGCCGCGCGCCGCACTACCCGCCGAGCCACTACTACCCGCCGAAGCCGTACCGGCCGCGCCGCCAGCGCCCGCCCTACCGGCACGACCTCACCGGCCCCGGCGACGTCCGACCCGGCCTGTGGCTGTGGGTCAAGCCCGGCGGGCTGCACCCCGGCTGGGGCGACATCCACCTCCTCGCCATGCTCACCGCCCCCCGCGCCCCGAAGTGTGAGATCTGGCTGTCGCTGGACGGCACCGTGCACGACGTCCGGGCGGACCACCTGATCCTGTTGGGCCTGCCCCGCGGTCTCCGCGCCGACTGGGCCCGGTGGACGGTCGCCCGGCACCTCGAACACGCGGCACCCGCGGCCCCGGCCCGCCCCCAGCCGGTGCAACCGGACCTGTTCAGCGGCCTCACCGGCGCCTAAGCCGATCACACCCCCCTGCCTTCCCTCCCCCCAAGTGGCCGCCACGAGGCGGCCACAGCCCCATCCAGCCCCGCCCCCACCGACACCACCAGGAGCCACCCCCCGTGACCAGCCCGAATCAGCCCCTCATCGTGATCCCCTGCGCCCGGCTCAAGTGGCACGAGCCTGCCCCGGCCGGGAAGTTCTACATCGGCCGCTACCACCAGGCGTGCAGGCAGGCCGCCGACGCCCTCACCCGCAACGGCGGCCAGGTCCTCATCCTGTCCGGCGGCTACGGCCTGGTCACCCTCGACCAGCGCCTGGAGCCGTACGACACCCGCATCGACGACCCGGACGCCGTCACCCCCGACGAGCTGCGCGCCCAGGCCCGCGCCCTGGCCGTCGACCAGGCCGACGACGTCACCGTGCTCGCCGGCGCCAAGTACGCCGCGGCGGCCCGTTCCGTGTGGCCCCGCGCGACGGCGCCGCTCCACGGCCTGGGCATCGGCCGCCAGCTCCAGCGCCTCGCACAGATCCGAGACGGGGCTGCAACGGCTGTGCAGCTTTGAGCGTCCTCGGTACTGACGGGATCTCAGGGGGAGGCGCGAATGCAGACCGCACAGGGCATGGACTGGGGCACGGTACCGGCTTGGTTCAGCGCGATCCTGTCCGGCGGCTCGGTGCTGCTGGCGCTCTACATCATCCTGCGCGACCGGAAGAAGGCCGAGCGCGAAGATGCCATGAAGGTGATCTGCTGGCGGGACTCGAGCGATGAAGAGAGAACGACTCACGTGCGCAACGCTGCCGGTCGTGCAATTCACCATGTTCGGATGCTTGGCTGGCTGCGGCCGAATGGCGGGGGTACAGCCGAGGACGTGGGATTTGAGGGATGGGGGATTGCTGGACTTCTCCATCCCGATGAGGATGCGGAAGTTACGACGCTCTACAGGCTGGGCGATCGCAAGATCGTCCACTGGGCGGTGCAGTTCACGGATGCCGACGGCAGGCAGTGGGTGCGCGAGTTGAACAGCGGGCGGCTCGCAGAGCAGGTCTCACAGCGGCGCAAGGCCCTCTGGCGTCGTGCCGTGCGACGCGAAGTACGACACCGGCGCGCCATGTGGCGCCAGGTACGAGGCTACGGCAGATGACGGCACATCAAATCTGATCACGGAGAGTGATGTATGCTCCGTGGCGGCCGGTCGTTCTGAGCAGCGGCGCGATCGGACCGCGCGTTGGTGGTGTAACAGCAGCACACCCGGCTTCCGGCCGGGAGGTCCAGGTGCGAATCCTGGCCGGCGCTCCGATGAAGGCCCCCGCCCAGCAGGGCGGGGGCCTTCGGCATTGAGCAGGGGAAACGCGGCAGATGCCGGATTAGCCGGTTGCGTTACCATCTCGCCCCGTCTTGACCGCCCCTCGTCGAGGAGCCGCCCCCATGTTCCACGGCTCGATCCCAGCGGACATGTGCCGCATCGTCAGGGAGCACGTCTCCCTCTGGACCGACGTCACCGACGTCTACAACGTGTGCTGCGGGAACTTCACCGTAGAGAAGACCATCGCCAGCCTCGGCAAGAACCTGCACTCGTGCGACGTGCTGATGTACTCCACCGCGATCGGCCGGTACTACGCCGGCGACCCGTACCCGCTCGTCCTCACCCCGTCCGCCGAGGCCGAGTTCCCGTGGATCACCCAGTACCACGACGCCCCGGAGAAGCAGCTCGCCACGATGCTGCTGTGCACGCGCCTCGCCCCGCTCATGGGGAAGCGCTCCAACCCGTACTGGGACAAGATGCGCCTGGCCTACGAGCAGCAGTGGCCCGACCTCCACGCGAAGACCACCGCGAAGATCCTGGCCGCCGGCGAGTCGCTCAAGCTCGCCTCGTACGCCGCCGAGGACGCCCTGACGTGGGTCGACAAGATCCCCGACGGGGCCGGAGTCGTGTCCTATCCGCCGTTCCACGGCGCGGGCAAGAACTTCGTGAGGGACTTCGCGAAGCTGGAAGAGATGTTCGAGTGGACTCCGCCCGAGTTCACGATCATGGAGGATCCTGAGCTGGAGTACCTGATCCAGCGGATCACGGACCGGGAGCACTGGCTGCTCGGCACCAACGAGGAGATCCCGGAGATGGAGGAGTTCCTGCGCGGCCGGACCCGCACCACGAACCGCGGCATCCCGATCTGGGTGTACGCCAAGTCCGGGCCGATCCGCCTCGTCCAGCCCCGCCAGCACACCGAAGCGTGGCCCGGCCCGCACCTCGCCGACGAAGAGATCGGCGACACCGCCAGCCTCGCGGTCCTCACCTCGGGGCAGTTCGCGGCGCTGCGGTCGGCGTACATGAACCACAACATCCGGCCGGGCTCGGAGTCCCTTGCCGTCGCCGTCTTCGTCGACCGGAAGCTCGTCGGGGTGTTCGCGTACTCGTGGGCGCCGACCCTCGGGAATTGGGCCGCGCACCTGCCGCAGCAGCCCAGCGTCTACCTGCTGTCCGACTTCCCCGTGTCCACCAGCCGGTACGCGAAGCTGTCGAAGCTGATCGTGATGGCCGCCGTGTCCCGCGAGGCCCAGCTCCTCGCCTGGCGGCACGGACACCGCCGCTACCAGTCCCTCGCCACCACGGCGTTCACGAAGCGCCCGGTGTCGATGAAGTACCGCGGCGTGCTGCGCCTGCTGAAGCGCGATCAGAAAGACGTCCTCAAGGAGGACTGGGCGCACGGCATCGACCCGAACGACTCGTACTACGCGCAGCAGTACCAGCTGCAGTACGGCGGCCCGTACACCGGGAAGCCCATGCAGCAGGTCCTCACCGAGTGGAAGAAGCGGTACGCCAAGGACCTCAAGCCGGCCGCCGGCGCCCGCGCCGCAGCCGCATCCGGCGACTGACCGCCCCGCACCGCCCCCCGCCGCTGCTCACGGCCCCCACCTCACCGCGTCTGGAAGGACGACCCCGTGAAGATCAGCGTGCAGTCTGGTGACCCCCGCGACCTGACCCTCCTCGAACTTAACGCTAGGTACATGCGCCATGAGCAGTTCCAGCAGCTCGTCGGCAACGTGCGCCGCGACGGCGCCCTCACGTCCACGCCGTTCGTGTGGTTCAACCAGGAGACCGGGCAGCGCATCGTCCTGTCTGGCAACCACCGCGTGAAGGCCGCCGTCGAAGCGGGCCTCGAAGAGATCCACTGGCTGGAGACCGACGAGGAACTGCCCGAAGGCCAGCGCCTCGGCATCCAGATCTCCCACAACAGCATCGTCGGCGAGGACGACCTGGCCATCCTCAAGACCCTGTACGAGCGCATCGACGAACTCGACTGGCGCGAGTACGCGGGCATCGACGACGCCACCCTCGAACTCCTCGCCGACCTCGACAGCCCCTCCATCAGCGAGGCCAACCTCACCTTCCAGACCCTGGCGATCGTGTTCCTCCCCGACGACCTCAAGGCCGCCCAAGACGTCATCCGTGACGCGCTCGCCCTGTCCTCGAGCGCAGACGCCGTCTGGGTCGCCCAGCTCCGCCAGTACGACCAGGTCATGGCCGGCCTCGACCTCGCCTCCAAGAGCCACGACGTCACCAACGTCGCCACAGCCCTCGGCGTGATCCTCCAGACGTTCACCGACCACGCCGACGAGCTCGCCGACGGCTGGTTCGACCGCGACACCGGCGAAGCGCGGCATCACGGCATGGCGCCGCTCCTCACGCTGCTCCACACCGACGCCATCCCCGCACAGTCCGCCGCGACCATCGAGCGGGCCATTCAGCAGGCAGTGGCACGAGGAGACGTCCCCTCTGAGCACCGGCACAAGGTCTTGGAACTGTGGGCACGGACCTACCTCGACACCCCTGCTCCGGCCACTACCTGACACCGGCACACGACGGCCAGGACACGACGATGACCACGAACCCGCCCATCACCCTTGATCCGGCCCTGGATCCCTGGGAACGGCAGCCCAAAGAGACCCCCAAGAAGCACGGCCAGTTCCTCACGTACCGTGACCTCGGCCGCGCGAGAACCTTGGTGAAGGCTGCGGAGGGCCTGACACTCGCGTACGGGCATGTGAGGAACGTCGCCGGAGAGTTCCGGTGGCGCGAGCGCGCCGAGGCCCACGACCGCCACCTGGACCGCCTGTACGAGGCCATGTGGCTCGAAGAGCGCCGCAAAGCAGCCGAGACCGACGCCAAGTTGCTCGGCGCAATCGTCGGCAAGCTGGCGCAGCGCCTCGGCTCGCTGAACGCCGCCGAGATGACCGTCGGCGACTTCGTGCGCCTCCTGGACGTCGCCATGCGGCACCGGCGCGTCCTGTTCGGCGACCCCACGGAGACGATCGCCCTCACCGGGCAGGGCGGCAACCCACTGGCCGTGCAACTCGCCGAGTTCGAGCAGCTACCCGCCGACCAGCGGCGCCTGCGCATCGCCGACCTCGCCGCGACCGTCGCCCGCCGCGTCAAAGCCGTCGACGGCAGCGACGACGAGGACGACGGCAACGAAGGCGACTGCCCGGCCGCCGGCGACGAGGACGAGGGCAGCGAGGAGGAGTGAGCCGCCCGCCCGGGGACGCCCAACTGGTGCACGCCGACGACGGCGCGGTGTACCAGCAGCTGGAGGCTGCCAGAAACGCGATGAGCCGGGACCTCCTGGCGAACCCGGTCACCCTGGCCCGGGGCCTCGACGCCACGTACCGGATGCGCCCGCACCTTCGGGTCATCGGCGAGGCCCTGGCCCGACTACGACCGCCTGTTGATCATCACCCCGCCGCAGGTCGGGAAGTCCACGACGGTCGCCGAGTGGTTCCCGTTCTGGTGGCTGGCGATGCACCCCGAGGACAAGGTCGCCGTCACCTCGTACTCGGACGACCTGGCGCTCAGGCGCGGCAAGACGATCCGTGCCTATGTGGAGGAGTACGGCGCCGAGTACGACCTGCGGCTGTTGGCCGGCTCCGGTGCCATGCAGGACTGGTCACTGACGAAGGGCGGTGGAGTCCGATCTGTATCAGTTGGTAAGGGTTTGACGGGGCATTCGGTAAACTGTGTGGCCGGTGACGTGGTGATCCGTACGCCGCGCGGTGACGTTCCCATTGGTGCATACGTCGGCTCCGGCAGCACGGACCCTGTGCTGGCGTACGACCATGACCACGAACGCGCGGTTTGGGCTTCCGTCACCGCTACGAGCGTGAGCGAGAGGGAGACCCTTGAAGTCGTCACCCGAGCTGGCCGAACGGTCCGCTGCACCCCAGAGCACCGGTTCTACGTCCCCGGCAGCGGGTACGTTGCTGCCGCCGACCTCCGCCCGGGAGACCCTCTCATCACGGGGCCGGACGTTGATCGAGGTGGCGTGCGTGCAGTGCAGCGAGACGTTCTGGCGGCTTCCCTCGGTACTCGCGAGAGCGCGACGCGAGGGGAAGCCGGGGCCGTTCTGCGGTCGGGCCTGCTCGAACAAGGCGCGGGGCGGGGCACCGCAGACCTGCGGACACTGCGGCACGGCCATGCCCCGCGTGACGGGCAAGACGTACTGCTCGGCGGACTGTCGGAAGGCCGCGTTTCTGATGACGCTGACCTGCGACGTGTGCGGCGAAATGTACCGACTCCCGCAGGCAGACCACGCGAAGAAGGTCCAACGCGGGCAGACGAAGTTTCTGTGCTCTCGCACTTGCTGGGCCAAGGCCAGGGCGCAGACCCGGGCGTGCGTGGGCTGCGGGACGGAGATGCCGAACCAGCAGTGGCGGCAAATCCGGTACTGCTCGCTGGCCTGCAAGGAACAGCACCCGAAGGAGCGCACACGGAAGCTCCCCGAGAAGGCGTGCAAGCAGTGCGGCACGACGTTCCGGCCGAAGAGCAGCAGGACGGCCTACTGCTCACGGCCCTGCGCCGACCTGGCGCACTCGCTGCGGATGACCGGCGAGGGCAACTCGCGGTACACCGACGGCACCTCGTATGCAACCTGGTTCCGAGCGATGCGCCCGCTGATCCTCGACCGCGACGGGCGACGCTGCGTGGCCTGCAAGACACCCGAGACATTCATGACGATCGTGCGCAAGGGCAAGAAGCAGCGCCGCACAACGTTCCACGTGCACCACATCAACGAGGACGTACGGGACAACCACCCGGAGAACCTGGTCAGCCTCTGCAAGACGTGCCATGCGGTGCACCACAAGTCGACTACGACGCCGTGGCCGTGGTTCGCCCGGTACGCGGCCGACCAGTCCGCGTCTATGACCTCCAAGTGGAAGGAACGAGCAACTTCTTTGCAGGCCAGGTACTCGTCCACAACTGCTTGATCGTCGACGATCCGCACAAGGACCGGGCCGATGCCGAGTCCGAGGCGTCCCGCAGGCACCTGCACGACTGGTACTCGTCGACCGCGTTGAAGCGTCTGCAGCCGGACCGGAACGCCGTGGTGGCCATCATGACCCGCTGGCACCCGGACGACTTCGCCGGCCGCCGCCTCGCGGAGGAAGGCCGCGTGGAGGACGGCGGCCGGTGGAAGGTCGTCCACCTCCCCGCGATCGCCGACCCGAAGTTCGGGCCCGACCCGCTCGGCCGCCAGCCCGAGGACCCGCTGCCGCACCCGAAGATCCCCACCAGGGACCGGCGGGCGCTGCTGGCGTGGTGGCAGGACATGAAGCGCACGTCGATCGTGCGTGACTGGCACTCCCTGGCCCAGGGCGACCCGCAGCCGGCTGAGGGTGCGCTGGTGTCGGAGGAGCTGCTGCGCCTCATCCGCGACCCGGGCGAGACCGTGGAGCCGCAGAAGATCGCCGTGGCCATCGACCCCTCGGGCGGCGGCCGCGACGTCGCCGGCGTCATCGGCGGCTTCCTGGGTGACGACGGGCGGGTGTGGGTCACCGACGACGTCTCGGCGGCCATGTCGTCGGCCGAGTGGTCCACCGCGGCGTGCCGCCTCGCTCACCGTACGAACGCGGCGATCATCTACGTCGAGTGGAACTTCGGCCGCGACATGTGCGTGCTCGCCATCCAGACGTCCTGGGAGGCGCTGCAGAACGCCGGGGAGATCCCCAAGGGTGTCCTGATGCCCGCCATCGCCCCGGTGCGCGCCAAGCAAGGCAAGCTGCTCCGCGCCGAACCGGTGGCGCAGCTGATGGTGCAGGACAAGGTGCGGCTGCGCGGGGTGTTCACCGACATGGAGCGGGAGTGGGCGACTTGGATGCCGACCGACCCGGACTCGCCCGGCCGGATCGACGCCTCGTGTGTCCTGGCGTACGGCCTGATCCCCGAGGCCAACAAGGGCGCTATCGTCCACGCCCCGCTCCCCACCGCCCCGCAGCCCAGCCAGATCGGACGGCCGGCCACCGGCGCTGCCGCCGCGTACACCCGGCAGATCTCCCGATGACCCGCCAGTCTGTCACGGTGATGGAGCCATTGTGGCGACGGCCTGAGTCCGGCAGCCTAGCCTCAGCAGTCACAGCGAAACCATCTAATCGGCGAACCGGGCAGCCCGCGGCGAGCGTGTTCGTATCGTCAGCCCACATCAAGGGGAGGGGGCCCATGACAGAAGGATCTGACGGTGACGGGACCGGCAGGTGGGGTCCGATGGCCGGGGCAGTTGCATCGGTGCTCGCGATCGTCGCCTGGCTGGGCGCGGGGAACATGCAAGAGTTGAAGGAGTGGGTGGTCTCTGACGGATCGTCTCCGATCAGCACCGCTACGCCGACGACGTATACTCCGCAGCCCATGCCAACCCTTCCGCAGCCCGAACCGACCCCGACGGTTGAGTCGACATTCGGGAGAGACCCCGGGTGTACGGCGGGCTCTGCCGCTACTGCCGCCGCGAACGCTGCCCTGGAGGGGGACGTGTCCCACTCCCAACTTGTCGGAATCGCATCCAGTTACACCGACGCCGCCGACGCCGCCCACGACGCTGATGTCAGATCGGCGCTCACCGCTGTGGCCGCGGACATGCGCTTCTTCGCCGATGCTCGCGAAGCCGGGAACTCCGATGCCATGACGAGTATCAGGAAGCAACTCTCGATAGACCTGGACCGTTATCTCGTAGCTTGCAACCCGAAACCGGCGGAATGAGCAGGAAGCAGCCCAGCCGGATCGGCCGGCCGGCCACCGGCGCCGCCGCGGCGTACACCCGGCAGATCTCCCGATGACCCGTCACCCGCCCAGCCGCGCCGGGATGCGACACCACCGCGGCGGCCGCACGCTGAGACTGGAGTGAGGGCATCCGAATCCCCCCGAGGAGCCCTCGTTGCATTGAGTAGGGCCCCCGCTGCGCGATCGGCGGGGGCCCGCCCTGTGCCTTGATCCGGCCTTCTTGGGAGCCATCCACCGCTACCGTGCGTCCCCTTGTCCAGAGATGCGAGGAGGAGCACGTGCCAGAGACGGGGACCCCGAGGCGAACCAGACTGCGTCTGGCCAGGCAGCGGCCTGGTCCGACACGCGTTCGGGCCCGCGAAAGAGTTGAAGTGGTTGATCAGCAAGAACCGGACCCGCCGCAGCCCTGGTGGCGTCGGATTCAGTGGACTGGGGTAGGGGCGACGGTCACGGTTCTCCTGGGTATCGGGAGCCTTGCATTCACCGCCTGGTCCACCTACTACGGCGCCCGTGTCGCCTCCGACCAGCTCGCACAGGGGCAGGAGGAGGCTGAACTGAGGGCGCGCGGCCAGGCCATGCGGGTCTCCGTCTATGGGAGCCAGGGGTCCGACCGCCGTCAACTCCTGCACCTGATCAACGGGTCATCTGACCCAGTTCAGCGTGTGCACGTCCAATTCCGTACCAAGATTGGCGATAAGGGCCAGCCCCAGCTAGCGGTGAATTACACGCTGGAGGAGCCGAGCATTCCGCCGTGTTCAGTGCTTGTCTACGACTTCGCGAAGTTCATGTACCGGCTGGACACAGCCAAGCCGCCCCTTGGCGACCTCCCAAAGCGCAACGCTCCACTAGTGCCACCTAACGAATGGCACAAGCAGCCGCGCATCGAGTGGTTGGATCTGGAGCGCTTTGTCTTCAGTGACCGCGATGGTATCGGGTGGCTACGGCGTTGGAACTCCCTGGAGCGACTAGGCGGCAACGCCGTGGCCGTCAGCCCGCGAGATTCTCATGCGCGCAAGGTAGGGACGGGCGTCTTGCGGGGGGAACCTCAGGTGAAACCTGTGCCAGCCTGTGGCGGTGGTGCGGCCGGCTAACCGCTGGGGGAGGAGGGCCGACGGTTGCGGGAGTGCACACGTCCCCGCGCCGACCGAACGCTGCCGCCGACACCCGGTATGGGCCCATCCTGTCTTGATCCGGCCTCCAAGGGAGCCAGCCGTCGGTACCGTGCGTCCCTCTGTGCAGAGCAGCGAGGAGGAGCACGTGCCGGGCTACGCCACCCCACGACGTACGAGATTCCGACGAGCGAGGCACGCGCCTGGTCCCAGCGGAATCCGGCCCCTTGGGCGAGCCGAAGCAGGTCAGGGAGAAGAAGGGGCCCAGCCAGCGGAAGCGGGTCCGAGGCACGGGAAGCTTGTCACCTGGGGTGCGGTCATCACGATCGTTGCGAGCGTCGGTGGCCTGCTGGCAACCGGCGTTGGCACGATCTACAGCGCCCTCGTGGCGAATGACCAGTTGACTCAATCCCAAGAGCAGCGCGAAGACCAACAGCGAGAGCAGGCATCGCGTGTGTCGGTCTGGGTGGCTGACAGCGGTGTACACGTGCTGAATCGATCTCCAGATCCAGTGGTTGATGCCCGCGTCACCTTCTATGCCTGGTGGCCAGATTTCACGAGGTCGAGCAACAAGAGGCACGTGCGAGACGTCACCTTCAACATTGTCCTGGGAGACCTACCGCCCTGCACGGACACCGTGATGGACCGCAAAGCCTTGAGGTTCATGGAGGGCACGCCTGCGTGGACTCCGCCACAACCAGGGGTGAGCACCAAGCCACTTCCGGACGTGGCCGTCATCAGCGGGCTAGGCATTTGGTTTGTAGACCGCGACGGCGTGGAGTGGAGTCGCGTGACGGGTGACCTCGGCCGCGATGACGATGACTCTGAAAACGGCAGCATTGGGCCGGGCGCAGGCCAGCTGGGGATTGTCACGAAGGAGCCGCAGGTTCGGCCAGCGTCGGGCTGTGGGAGTGAGGCTAAGAGCTGACCCCGCTGGGGAGGAGGGCCGACGGCTGCGGAGGTGCACACGCCCCGCGCCAGCCGAGCACGCAGCCGGTTCCCGATACGGGCAGCCTACACAACCCGGCCCGTAGCGCCCTCAATCCGTCGTGATCGGAAATAGCGGGCCTGACCTGCGAATTCGCTCACGGACGCCCGGATCGGTGATCCCCCTATGATATCCGCCGACATCCGGCGGATCTTCACCAGAGGGGCGAACCTTGATCGGTCCCGTTGAACTCGCCCTGCTAGGGCTCGCGGGGTACCGCGGCACCCAGCTGCTCGTCCATGACTCCATCCTCGATCCGGCCCGTGACAAGGTGTTCGCCTGGCACCTGGAGCGGCCCGAGTCGAAGCCCCGCACGTTCGTGATCACCCTGATCTCGTGCGTGTACTGCACCGGCTGGTGGGTCGCCGGGGCCATCCTCGCGACTTACCTCCTCGCCACCGGCCGGTTCGACCAGGCGCCGCTGCTGGTGCACGGCATCGAGTGGCTCGCGGTCGCGGGCGCCGCGGTGCTGATGAACCGTGTCGACGACACGATGGGCCGGGTGGGCTCATGACCACCGCCGCGCCCACGATGCTCTCCGCCGCCGCGTCCCGCTACGTCGCCCGCAAAGTCCGGGGCAAGGGCGGCAGCCCCGATCAGGGCTGGCAGAACCGCGCCTGGGACATGTACCACGCCGTGCCCGAGGTGCGGTTCGCCGCGAACTGGATCGGCAACGCCATGTCCGGCGCCCTGCTGTACGCCGCCCGCCGCGCCGACGACGGCACGATCGAACGCGCCCCCGACAACCACCGGGCGAACGAGATCGTGTCCCAGATCGCCGGAGGCCCCGACGGGCAGGCCAAGATGCTCGGCGCGTTCGGGAAACACCTCACCGTCCCCGGAGAGGGCTGGATCATCGTCCGCCCGAACGCGGACGTCCTCAGCCCCGACAGCCCCGAAGACGGCCACGACTGGCGTGTGCTGTCGGTGCGTGAGGTGAGGCAGCAGGCCGGGAAGCTGATCGCCACCATCGAAGGCGACGAGATCGAGGTCCCCGAAGGCGACCAGGAGAACGTCGACCCCGACGCCCCCGTGGCGATCCGCGTGTGGGAAGCCGACCCCGAGCGCGCCATCGAAGCCGACTCCCCGGTCCGCTCCTCCCTGGAGCTGCTGGAAGAACTCCAGCTGCTGAACGCCGCCGTGAAGGCCATCGCCCGCTCCCGCCTGACCGGCCGCGGCATCCTCCTCGTCCCCAAGGGCACCCGCTTCCCGACGACGACCACGCAGGCCGGCGCCGAGGACGACCTGATCGAGATCCTGATGACGGTCGCCGAGACCGCCATCCGCGACCCCGAGAGCGCCGCCGCCACCGTCCCGATCGTGCTGGAAGTCCCCGCCGAGTCCATCAGCGACTTCAAGCTGCTGACGTTCGAGTCCGACTTCGACGAGCTCGCGCTCAAGCTCCGAGAGGAGGCCGTGCGCCGCTTCGCGATCGGCATGGAGATCCCCGCCGAATTCCTCCTCGGCCTCGGCGACGTCAATCATTGGAGCGCATGGGCCCTCACAGAAGAGGCGATCCGCCTCGGTATCGAACCCAAGCTGGCCACGCTCTCGTACGCCATCACGCAGCAGTGGATGCGCCCGCTCCTCGAAGCCGAAGGCATCGAAGACTGGCACCGCTGGATGGTCTGGTACGACAGCAGCCCCCTGCGGGTCCGCGCCAACCGGTCCGAGACCGCGCTGCAGGTCCACGACCGAGGCGTCATCAGCGACGAGGCGCTGCGCCGTGAGACCGGCTTCGACGACTCCGACGCCCCCGACGAGGCAGAGCTCGCCCGCCGGAAGAAGGCCGCCGAAGAGGAGGCACCGGCCGAGCCCGAGCTGCCGGTCGACGAGACGACCAGCCCGCCCGACACCCAGCAGGACGAGCCCGAGCCCGACGACCTCCCGGCCTCCGCCGCCCCCGACCGGGCTGCCCTGTACGCAGCCGCCGACGGCCTGATCTGGGCCGCCCTCTCCGCCGCCGGGGAGAAGCTGAAGCGCACCCCGGCCTGCCCCCGCTCCGAACGCTCCCGGGCCCGCGAGATCCAGGCCGCCGCCCTCCATACCGCCCTGCCGGTCGCCGCCGACGGCGTGGAGAAGTGGCGCCTCCTCGACGGGGCATGGGCACGCGTCCCCGAGATCGCCGGCCGGTACGGCCTCGACCCCGAATGCCTGACCGCCTCGCTCGACGACTACGCCCGCGAGCTGATCGCCGCCGGAGTAGAGCACGACTACGGCGTGGTCCCCGGCGTCCTCACCTCGTGCCTGGCAGCGGCCGCGTGACGCCCGCCCCCGTCCCGCTCCTCACGGTCGTCCCCGGCAACGTCGCGACGGCCTGGTGCTACCGCTGCAAGGCGTGGACGCGCCTCGACGGCCAACTGCTGCTGCTCACCCCCGAGGGGGTGTCGACGGTCGGCACCTGGTCGTGGTGCGAGATCTGCGACGACCCGAGCGACCAGGAGGTGCCCCGCCGTGACGGAGCCGCCTAGCGAGTACGTGCCGCTGTACGCGGCGAACGCCGTTGCGGACGTCGCCCGGCGCTGCCCTGAGTGCGCCGAGGACGCGCTGACCGTCATCACGGTGTCGGTCGTCGTCCCCGACGGGTCGCGGCCGGCTGGCGGCTGGGCCGTCTGCACCGCGTGCAACGCCCTCCCTCACCCGCGTCTGGAGCTGCCCGATGCCTGACGAGTCCTCACCGCGCGTGGCGCCGCCCGGGCACTCCCGTGCCTCCCACCGTGCGCACGGCTGGTGCTCGCGCTGCCCGGGCCGCGAGGTCTGGGAGGAGCTGCACGCCTGGCGCATCCGGGAGAACGCCCTGGAGGGCGAGCCGGGCGTGCCGGACAAGGCCGTCGGCCCAAGCCCGGAGGTGCAGCGCCGTGGCTGAACTCGAGGAGCGCCTGGCCGCCGCAGAGCAGGACATCGCCCGCACGGTCGCCGACGTCCTGCGCGAAGTCGCCACGGAGTTCGGGCAGGAGCTGGCGGTCGCGGACGAGATCGTTGCCGCCCGCTTCTCGGTGTCCCGCATCGCGCGGATGTTCACCAGCCGGATGCCGCGCATCGTGCGCCGCCTGCTGCGCGTCTCCGAAGAGGCCGCGACGGTCTCGGCCGACGCGGTCGACGCGCCCCTCCCGGCCGGCTGGGACGACCTCCCGGGCCGGTACGACGACGGCACCCTCCCCGAGCCGTTCCGTGCCTACGTGGAGACCACGGAGCACCTGCTGCGGGCTGTCGGTGACCGCCTGGCCGACGTCGCCACCGCCGAGCTGTCGGAGGGCGTGCAGGCGGGGGAGACCATCGACCAGCTCCGCGCCCGCCTCCGCACGGCCTTCGACCGCGAGGGCGCGCAGCTCGGCGACACCCGCGAGGAGCGCATCGCCCGCACCGAAGCAGGGCGCGCCTGGAACACCGCCACCCTCGCCACCGCCCGCGCGGTGACTGGCCCGGACCGGCCGATCGTGAAGCAGTGGATCACCCGACGCGACGACCGGGTGCGGGAGTCTCACGAGGACGTGAACGGGCAGATCCGCCTGGTCGACGAGCCGTTCACGGTCGCCGGGATCGCCATGGACTGCCCGCACGACCCGACGGCCCCCGCGGCGGAGGTGGTGAACTGCCGCTGCGTCCTCGCTTTGTACCCGGAAATCCGAAGTGCCGCATTTGATTCTCAAGCGAGCCCACGGGCCCGTGTCTTCGAATCGCAGGAGCCGCCCGTGACGACTGCCCCCAGCCCCGCCCTACAGGCCGCCGCCGACGGGTCCCACCTCAAGCGCGCGATGATCGCCCTCATCCCGTCGGACGAGGACGCCCAGCGCTTGGCCCTCGACGGCGGAGAGGACGCGGCCGAGCTCCACCTGACGCTGTACTTCCTCGGCGAGGGAGCCGACTGGAGCGACGAGTCCCGCGCCGAGCTGACTGACCTGGTCCGTGCGGCAGCCGCCGACCTCGGCGGCCCCGTCCACGCCAACGCGTTCGGCGCCGCCCACTGGAACGCCGACAGCGACGCCCCGTCATGGGTGTGGTCCGTCGGCGACGACCGCGACCGCCCCAGCGAAGCGCCTACCCTCGGCGAGACCCGGGCCGCCGCAGGCGTGGCCCTGGAGGACTCGCGCGGCCCCGAGATCCCCGTGCAGCACTCGCCCTGGCAGCCGCATGTGTGTGCGGCGTACAGCGCCGACTTCGGGCTGCTGGGCGCGCTCGTGGAACGCCTCGGCCCCATCACCTTCGACTGCATCAGGGTCGCCTTCGCCGGCGACCACACGGACATCCCGCTCGCCACCGAGGAGGACACACCCATGGGAGACGACGAGGAGACCACCGCGGCGGCCCTGGCCACGCGTACCTGGTCCACACCCGACGACACCGCGCTGGCCTTCGAGAACCAGGAGACCGGCGACGGCCGGATCTTCGCCGCAGGCGCCCTGTACTGGGAGGCCGGGCCGTGGCCGCTCCAGTACGCCGACGAGATGCTGATGGGCCACGAAGGCGCCGAACTGGCCGGGGCCATCGATACCGTCGGCCGCGACGGCGACCGCATCACCGGCTCCGGCGTGCTGTACGCGAACCGGCCGGCCGGTGCCGACGCGTGCACGCTCCTCGATGAGGGCGCCCCGCTCGGCGTCTCCGTCGACCTGGACTCGGTCGACGTCGAGTTCGTCGACCGCACCGTCACCGAAGACGAAGAGGGCTTCCTGATCTACGCCTCCGCGCATCTCCCGCAGGCCAGCCTTCTCCGCCTTGAGGACGGCGCCTGGATGCTCACGGCGCGGAGCGCCGCAGACTGGGCGGCGGCCGGGATCGCGCTGTCCCGGTCGGCGAGCGCGGTGCAGCTCATCACCGGCCCCGGCGGCAGGGTGTCCCGCGACGCGGTCCGGCAGGCGTTCGCCGGAACCGGCATGCTCACCGCCGCGGCCGGGGACGCCGACGACCCCGAAGGCGTCGTGGTCCACTCCGAGCAGGCCGGTGACTTCCTCATCCGCATCACCCGCGCCCGCATGCGCGGCGCCACCCTCGTGGCGATGCCCGCGTACGACCGGGCCCGCATCGTCATCGACCCGCCCGGCGACCAGGAGGAAGCGGCGGCCGCCGCGGTGGTCGCTGCCGCCTCCACCGACCCACACGAGCGCGTCATCACGTACGTGTCGTCGTCCCCGCTCCCCGTCGGCCCCCGCGAAGTCGCCCGCGCCCTCGGCATGCGCATGGACGTCGTCCACGGCCACCTGGTGCGTGCCGCCCAGTCCGGCCGCATCGTCCGCCTCGCCCGAGGCCAGTACATGGCCGCCTCCACCATCCCCGAAGGCCCCGCCGTCACCGCGTCAGGCGCCGAGGCCCTGACGGAGCTTGAGGCGTCCGCCTGGTCGGCGATGCGGGACACCCCGCCGATGCCCGCAGCCTGGTTCCGTGAGCCCACCCCCGAGGAGCTGCCGCCGGGCTCGGGCGGGGTGCACTACGCGGGCGGCCGGATCTACGGCTGGGTCGCCCAGGCCGGTGAGCCGCACGCCGGGTTCCCCGGCAAGAAGATCACCATCGACAGTCTCGGCAAGCTCGACCTCACCCACTTCCTACGGGCCCGGTTCCAGCTCGACGACGGCCAGACCGTGCGCGCCGGTGCCTTCACCATGAACGTCGGCCACCACCGCGACGGAGCCGAGTGCGAGACCGCCGCCTGCCAGTTCGACGACACCCGCACCGTGGCCGGCATCGTCACCGTCGGCATGAGCAAGGGCGGACTGTGGTTCTCCGGCGCCGCCGCCCCCTGGCTGTCCGAGTGGGACCGGCAGGTGTTCGCCGCCTGCCAGCCCAGCTACCACATGGTGAAGGGCCGCAACGGCTGGCAGCTTCGCGCCGTGCTGTCCGTACCGGTGCCCGGACACTCGTCCCCGCTCGTCGCGACCGCAGTCGCCGAGCGGGCGAACCTCGCCCTGGCAGCGTCGGCCGCAGGGCTGCTGACCAGCGCGGACACCGTGTCCGGACACCCGGACGCCGCGCCCGGACACGGTGAGGACACGGTATCCCCGGCCGTGGACGGCCCTGTGGATCACGCCTCCACCGTGGCGGCGCTCCTCGCCGACCCTGGCCTGATCGACGCCCTCACCGCCGCCATGGCCCGACGTGACGAGGAACGGCGCGCTGAAGCTGCCGCGCTCGCGGCCTCCATCACCCTGCCCGACCAGACCACGCCCGAACCGAAGGGAACCCACTGATGCCCTGCTCCTGCCAGTCCAAGCGCCAGCAGTTCGAGGTCGTCGCCCAGAACGGGAAGGTCGTCTTCACGTCCGCGAACAAGGCCACCGCCGAGGCCGTAGGTAAGCGGTACCCGGACAGCGAGGTCCGCGAGAAGGGCAAGACGCCGGCCGACGCGAAGGTCGGGAAGGAGCCCGACGCCTGACCGGCCGAGCCCGGCGCGTCGCACGGCGCGCCGGGCTCCCGGAACCGAGGTAGCCGATCTGCACGTCTCCTAGAGCCTCCAAAAGTATGCGGACGGGGGCGAGATGGCAGATCCGGATTGGGTCGCGCGCGGCATAGCTGGGGGAAGTGCCCTATTCACGGCATGCAACATGGCGATCGCCCACGCCAACTACAGGCGTAAGAAGCCACGACTTTCCCTAAGGGTGTTGATGGCGGGCGCGTCCCTCAAGCCTGGGAGGAGGTCGGCTGCCTTCAATCTCTTTCTCGCCAACCTCGGTGAGACGCCGATCCAGATCCAGCAGGTGTGGATAGAGGTGAGACCGGCAGCAACGTTGCGTAGGCGAAGGCATCTGATTCCGCCCCGTAAGCGGCATTGGCAGAGCGTGGGCCAGGGCCTCAAACTTGTCGCCATAGACGATGATAAGGAATCAGTCCCCAGCAAATTGCCACCCCTGGGACAGTTCGAGCACGTAAAAGCCACGTACGCCCTGGGTGCGTGCGGCGATCAGATACTGCGCGCTGTACCCGGACCGCCCCTGTTTCGCATTCAGGTGCAGCTTCCCGGCGATCGGTACGTGAATAGCCCCTGGGAGGTGCCGGACATGGCGTACTTCGACTGCGAGTGCAGCCAGTGCGGCGGGCGGTCCGTACAGATGACGTTCGACGAACTGGATGCCTGAATGTTGGGCATAGCTCCCCCACGCCGCAGGGCCTGCGGACGAATGGACGCGCGGGCTAAGATGCCCCACTAGACGACTGCTGGTTGTGGGCCGGGTCTCCTGATCGATCACTGGAGATCCGTCCCATGGCCGAGTTCGAGCTTCCTGAGGACCTGACTGCCCTCTCCGACGATGAGCTGTCTGAGGTTCTCGACGGCGCCCGCGCCGCGTTCGATGCCCTGTCGTCGTCCGACAACGTCACCCCCGACGGCCTCGCCGCTATGCGCGAGCTGGCCGCCGGTGTCGAGTCCATCCGCACCGAGCAGGCCGCCCGCGTCGCTGCCGCCGAGGAGGCCGCCCGCGAGATCGAGGCCCTGGCCGCGCAGATCCGCGGCGAGGAGGAGGCCACCGCAGCGGCCGAGGCCGAGCAGGCCGCCGAGCCGGCCACCGCCGCCGCCGAGCCCGCCCCGGTGGTGGAGCCGGAGCCCGTCGCCCCGCCCGCCCCGGTCGCGCAGACCGCTTCGGCCGCGCGCCGCTCCCTGAACCTGTCCGGTGTGCGGCAGCGTCAGCCCCGCGTCCTGCCGGAGCCGCCGGCCCCGACCACCAGCATCACTGCGGCGGTCGATGTCCCCGGCTACACCCCCGGTTCGGCCCTGGAGTTCGGCCAGATCACCGCTGGGATCATCTCCCGCGCCAACGCCCTCAAGACCGCGGGCGGCGGCGTCGGTCAGGTCATCTCCTACCGGCACCCGTACGCGGCTGACCTCATCGTCACCGACTCGTCGTCGGCGCCGGAGGGCACCGAGGTTGCGATGCGGGCGGCCGACCAGCGGCGCCTGCCGCAGCAGAACCTAGTCGCGTCCGGTGGCTGGTGCGCCCCGTCGGAGACGCTGTACGAGATCACCGACATCGCCTGCCCCGACATGCTGTGGGACCTGCCCGAGGTGCAGCTCGCCCGGGGCGGCCTGCGCTACTACAAGACGCCGTCGCTGGACGTCGGCGCCCTGACCTGGGTCCACACCGAGGCCGACGACATCTCCGGCGCCACGAAGCCGTGCTTCAAGGTGCCGTGCCCGGACCCGGTGGAGGTCCGCTGTGACGCGGTCGGTGTCTGCCTTGAGGCAGGCATCCTGACGCAGCGCCACTTCCCGGAGCTTGTGTCCTGGTACCTGCGGAACACGATGGTCGCCCACGAGATCCGCATCCGCTCCGAGCTGTGGACGAAGGCCACCGCCCTGGCGACCCCGGTCACGCTGGCCGCCACGTTCGGCGCCGTGTCCGCCGTGTTCGCCGCTGTGGCGCTGCAGGCCGCCGACATGATCGAGCGCCACAGCTTCTGTGACTCGATCAGCCTCGAAGTGGTCTTCCCGTGGTGGTCGCGGAACCTGTTCCTCGCCGACATCGCGCGCCGTAACGGCGTCGGCATCGACGAGGTCTCCAACGCCGACGTGCAGGACGTGTTCAGCCCGCTCGGTGTCCGCATCCAGTGGGCCCGCAACCTCACCCCGGCCGTGCCGACCGACATCGGCGGCGCCACCCCCGCCACGGCGTGGCCGGACGAGATCAGCTTCCTGATCTACCCGGCCGGCCAGCTCCAGCTGGGCCGCGGCGAAGAGGTCAACCTCGGCGTGATCCACGACAGCACGAAGTTCAGCACCAACGACTACACGGCGCTGTTCGCGGAGGAGTGCATCGCGCTGATCGACCGCTCCGTCGACACCCGGTACGTCACCGTCCCGGTCTGCCCCTCGGGCACCACCGGCGGCCAGCAGCTCCTGACCTGCCCCGCGGCCTGATCCCTGCCCGCCCCCATTCGTGCCGGGCCCGACCGAGGCGCGGGCCCGGCACACCCCTATGAACACGGAGGCGAGCAGTGGCCGCAGGCCTGCGAAGGTACGTCGAGGCGATCCCCGGGAGGCCACTCCCGCACGGGATCCTCAACACGTGCACGGACGTCCGCGACGTCGACGACGTCCACGAGCTGCTGGGCGTCGAGTGGCTGGCGCTCGGCTGCTGCCCCGTGCAGGTGTGGCAGGACCCGTGCATCAACGATGACGAGTCGCCGGGCGCCCCGGCGCAGAAGGAGTTCTGCCGCCCTGAGCTGGAGCACGCCGAGCCCATCACGGTCTACGCCGGGTCGGAGTGCTCCACGATGGGCTGGACCTACGCCGAGGCCCGCGCCCATGCCGAAGCCTCGTTGGCGCTCGGCGAGCAGCAGGCCGTAGAGGCCGGGTTCTGGACACAGCACCTCGCCACGACGGCTGTCGACCTCACCCCCGCTGAGGGGCCGGTGAACATCGCGCAAGGCGTCGCCGCCCTGGAGGGCTGCCTGGCCGAGTCGTACGGCGGCGTCGGCACCCTCCACGTCCCCGCCGGAGCGGCCGCCCTCCTCGGCTGCTGCAACCTCGTCCGCGAAGAGCCCGAGACCGGGTCGCTGCGCACCCTCGCCGGGAACTGCGCGATCATCGGCGCCGGCTACTCGGCGATGAACACCGGCCCCGGCAACATCCCGGCCGACCCCGGCACCGCCTGGCTCTACATCACCGGCCCCGTCGTCGTGCGCCGGGGCCCGACCGTGACCGTGCCCGACCAGCCCGGCCAGTCCGTGAACATCCGCAACAACGACCGGCGCGTCCTGGTCGAGCGGACCTACGTCGTCGCCACGACCTGCGTCGTGTGCGCCATCTCGGTGGTGACTTGCCCGTGAGCAGCAGGAACCTGATCCACATTCAGCCGACCAGGGACCGCCGTGTCGGCTTCGCCCGCTGGGCCGTCGCGCAGCGCCCGAAGGTCGGCACCGTCGGCCCGCACACGTTCGCCGTCCCGGCCCGCCTCTTCCCCGACATCGCGGAGGAGCTGCTGATCGGCGCTGTGGTCGACGGCCGGCCGTACGTGTCGCCCGACCAGGCCCCGGCAGCGGCGTCCCCGGAGAGGGAGGGGATCCCCGGGGAGCCGCTGCCGCCCGCTCCTGAGGCGGCGTACCCGGCGGACCCGGTGCCGCTGCCGCCGCCGGACTTCGCGCCGCTGGAGGACGCCCCCGCCGACGACAGCGACCGAAGCGACGCAAGCCAGGACGAAGAACCCAACTCGGATGGCAGGTTCGCGTGCGGCGGCTGCCCGCGCGACTTCTCCACGAAGCGCGGGCGGGACCTCCACCAGCGCCAGGCACACCCGGAGGACTGAGCGGATGCCCGTCGAGCCCGTTCCCTGCCAGACCGGCGGTGGCGATACCCCGGTAGAGGTCACCACCTGCTGCGCGCCGTCGATCGCCTCGGCGGCGCTCTGTCGCGCTGACGGCTCGACGGTCCTCCTCGTCGTCCGGTCCGGCTGCGTCGAGTGCGGCGAGGCCGCCCCCGATCCTGAGGTCGCCGGCTGGATCGACGCCGCCACCGGCGCGTTCACCGCCGGGCCCCCTCCTGCCGACGCGGGCCCGTGCGATGCCGGCTGTGTGGACACGGTGTGCCGCCAACTGTGCGACGACACCGACGGCGACGGCCAGGCCGACGCCACGTACAGCGAGCTGTGGTGCATCCGTGCGGACGGTTCCGCCGAGCTCGTCCTGACGTACCAGGTCGACCCGTCCGTGCCATACGTGCCGGTCGCGCCGGTGGAGTGCGCCTACGGGTGCCCCGAGTCGGAGACGGTGACGCTATGCGACGACTCCGGCCCGTTCCTGCGCCGGTACAGCTTCCTCAACGGGACAGCAACGTACGAGGACGTCGCCCTCGACGGGCAGACCCCGCACGTCGTCACCGGCACCGTCGGCGTCTGCGGGCCTGACACCTCCTCGGACTGCGTCACCGTCTGCCGCCAACTGTGCGACGACACCGACGGCGACGGCCAGCCCGACGCCACCTACAGCGAACTGTGGTGCGTCCACGCCGACGGCACCGCCGAGCTCGTCCTCACCTACCAGGACGACCCGTCCGTGCCGTACACGCCGGTCGCCCCGGTCGACTGCGAGTACGCCAACGAGACGACCGAAGTCCTGACCCTGTGCGACGACACCGGGCCGTTCCTGCGCCGCTACTCCTGGCTCGGCGACACCGCCAGCTTCGAGGACGTCGAACTGGACGGCGTCACCCCGCACGTCGTCACCGGCACCGTCGGCGTCTGCGCCGCCCAGACCGAGTGCGAGGCGGCCACGACCCCGGCGGCGACGCTCGGCCTGTGCCTCGCGGACGGCACACCGATCGCCGTCCTCGTCACCCGCGACTGCACCGGCACGACGACGCAAGACGGATGGCTCAACCTCACCACCGGCGCCTACAGTGCGGGCAGCCCGCCGGCCGGGACCATGGCGTGCGGCAATCCCCGCAGCATCACCACGGCCGGAACGTTCTGCGACGTCGACCCCAGCACAGGGGACGTCCTCGGCCTGGTGCTCATCGAGTACACGTACGGCGCGGACGGCGCGGTCACCGCAGTGCGCCTGGTCGACGCCACCACCGGCCAGACCTACGTGCCCCAGGGCGAGGTGACGACCTGCCCGGCCGGCGTCGAGCAGCCCGAACGCGACCTCGTCCAGCTCTGCGACACCGCCGCCGACGGCACCGTCACCGAGTTCGTCCGGGACTACGCCCGCGACGAGAACGGCGCCATCACCGGCCACACGGACTACCTCCTGGACGGTGCGCCCTACACCCCGGCCGGGACCGTGGGCCGCTGCGTCGACCAGTGCCAGGACTGCGAGACCGTCGTCCTGTGCGACGCCGACGCCAACGAACCGGCCACCGTCGCCGGGACCGCCTCGTCCGGGACGCTGCCCAACGGTGTCGCTTGGTCGGCAACCGGCCCGGCCCCGTTCGCGCCGAACCGGCAGAGCGACGGCGCGGCCTGGTGGGGCGTGGGTCTCTTCCCCAACCAGGTCGTACCCGTCACCACGTGGACGTTCAGCCGGCCCGTGACCGTGGACTTCAGCGTCGCCCTGGTCTACGTGGCCGGCACCACCGGCGGGGAGAACACGGTCCAGCTCCCGCCCGGCGCGATCCCGATCAGCCTCCCGCCCGGCTACACCTACGACCCGGCCACGCGCATCCTGCGCGGGGACGCCACCCTCACCGGCTGCACGATCAACGCCCCCACCAGGGCGGCGAGCGCCCGCTTCCGTGTCATCGGGGTGTCCTCCTTCGCGCTGCAGTATCTCGGCCCGCGCGTCCTCGTCCCCGCCTGCCAGCGCTTCGGGAACTGGCAGTTCGGCGCCCTCGATGTTTCCCTCGGCGGGCAGTTCCTCCGCACCGTGTGCCGGGACTGCACCGGTGCCACCACGTCCGTCACGGACACCCTCCTCGACGGCTCCACGCCGTACACGCCGGTCGGGCTCGTGGGCGTCTGCCCGCCCGGAGATGACGGCGAGGGCTGCACCAACGGCACCACGGTCCTGCTGTGCGACCAGCCTGCCGGGGGGAGCGGGCCGGTCACCGCGGCGATCACGGACGCCACGTCCGCCGACGTCGGGCAGACCCAGTTCACCAACCTGCCCGGCTCGTACACGTCGCTGTGGTCTGGTGGCTCGCTGGTCTACCCGGCCGGGACGGGTCCGAATCAGGAGCACGCGCAGGCCACGGGCCGGATCACCGCCGTGGCGCCGGCCGGGTGCGAGACGTCCGGCGGCACCCTCACGGTGTCCGTCCGGGTCACGCAGAACGGCCCCGGCACCGGGCAGGCATGGGACGGCGCACTCCGGCTTTTCCGGGGGACGACGCTCCTGGACTTCGACGACGCCCTCACCTACGCGCCGCCCGGCTGGACGAAGACGCTCACCGTGTCCGCTCCGGTCACGGCCGCCGACCTCACCAGCGGCAACCTGTTCGTCGGTCTCCCCCTGGAGACCTTCCACGGCACCGCGAAGCACTGGACCGCCGACCAGTTCGAGGCGACGGTCCAGCTCACGGACTGCGCGAGCAGCGAGAGCGTCCAGTTCCTCCGCACGATCGTCACGGACTGCGAGACCGGCGCGGTCGTCGCCACCAGCGACACCACCCTGGACGGCGACCCGTACACCGTCACCGGCGACGTCGGCCAGTGCGCGGCGGCTGGCGGCGACGAGGAGGAGTGCTGCGAGAGCGGCAGCACGCTGACCCTGTGCGACGTCGCCGACGACGGCACGAGCACGCCGTTCCTGCGCCGCCTCACCTACACCCCCGGTATCGCCACGCCCACCGTTGCGGACTTCGCCCTCGACGGCATCACGCCGTACACGGTGGCGGGCACCGTTGGCGTCTGCGCCCCGGAGGCCGAGCCGTGCCGGAACTCCAACTCGCTCCTGCTGTGTGACCTGCCCACGGACGGCGACCCTGCGCCGACCGTCACCGACACCCCCGGCGGGCCGTACTACCCGTACACAACGGGCGTGGCCATGCCCGGGGCTCAAACCCTGTGGGACGGCGGCACGCTCGTCTTCCCGGACGCGGCGGGTCCGCAGCCGGGCACGGGCGGGACCGTCCGCACCGCCGCGGCGGTCATCCAGGCTCCGCGGCCGGCCTGTGACACGGGCACCGCGCACGTGACGGTGCAGGTCGACGTCACCCAGCTCGGCCCCGACAACGGCTGCCGGAACAGTGGCTTCCTCGGCCTCTACAACGGCCCCGGCGACGCGAACCGGGTGGCCCTGGCGCTCGCCCCGCTCGACACCCCCGCCGGGTGGTCCGGAACGCTCACCGCCGAGGCCGACGTCCCCGCCGCCGATCTCGCCGCCGGGAACATCGCCGTCCTAGTCGCGTTCGACGCCTACGACGACAGCGGCGCCACCTGCCCGCCGCCGCGCCGCACCGCCTGGCAGCTCTCCGCGTTCACCGCCACCACGGCGTACGACCAGACCGGATGCGACACGCAGTTCCTGCGCACCGTCACCGTGGACTGCGAGACCGGGGCCGTGACCGCCGTGGTGGACACCACCATGGACGGGCAGCCCTACACGCCCACAGGTCAGCCCGGCCAGTGCTCGGCCACCGGCGGCGCCTGCTGCCCCGAGCAGCCGTGCGGGGACACCGAGGTCGTCCAGCTCTGTGACCTGACCTACGACCCGCAGGCCCCCATCCCGACCCCGGCCGGAGACTTCACACTGACCGGGAACGTGGTGGCCGCCAACAACGGCACCACCCTCTGGTTCGCCCAGGCCAATCAGGTGGCCAACGGCGTCGCCGAGCTCCTCGTCTCCGGGCTGCTCCCGGCCACGCTGTACGAGTTCCGGTTCGCGTCCGCCTGGATCGGCGCGGGAGGCTCCGACCCGGTCGGCAACGCCGCGATCTACCGGCTGGACATCCTCGACGGCGCAACGCTGCTCGCCACCAGGACCCGGAACGTCTCCAACGGGTCGAACGTGTTCCCCGGCGGTGTACTGACCGAAGACCTCCCGCCGCTGGCGTTCATCGCCCCCGCAACGGGCGCGGTCACAATCAGGTTCACCGACCAGACAACCGGCGGCGCGGTCAACGACCGCGACCTGTTCCTCATGCCGTTGGAGGTGCGGACGGCGGCGCTGACCGTCACCCGCACACCGTTCCTGCGGCGCTTCACCTACGACTGCGACGGCGCCCTCACCTCGACCCAGGACCTCGGGCTGGACGGCACCACGCCGTACGTTGTGGAGGGCGAGGCAAGCAACTGCGCTGGTGACAGCACGGCTGCCGGGTCGGTAACCCCGTGCGACGTGCAGAACGTCGTCCAGGCGTGCAGGTGCGACGACACGGACGGCGACGGCCTCGCCGACACCGATTACCTGGAGCTGCTGGGCGTCGACTGTGACGGCCAGCTCACCAGCCTCGGCACCTACCTGCCGGACCTCTCTGCCCCGTACACCCCGGTCGCCCCGGTCGACTGCGGGCAGGTCGACGAAGGCGCGGACCCGGCCGTCGGAGTCCAGGCGCACCGGATCGAGCTCAACGCCGAGGCCTCCTGGGACGCCGCTTCGGTCGCGGCCCTGCAATCCGTCACCGCCGTCGCGCACGGCGGCACCGGAACGATCACCACCGTGGACGGGGCCAGCACCCTGCACACCGGCGAGGCGGCCACCTGGAGCGTCGCCCGCACCGAGGACGCCGCCCTGACCGGCCCGCTCACCATCACCGCCAATAGCGGCACCGTGACCGTGACCTGGACGCAGGGGGTGACCCTGTAGACCGCCTGGGGCCCGCCGCACCGACCGGTTCGGCGGGCCCCAGTACGGAGTAATTGTCAATAGTTGTGGATCAACGGATCAGAACGCTTCATGGGCCAGTGCTTCGAGCCCTTCGATGGAGGTCAGGGTGCCGTTGAGCACGCTGTCCAATGCCGGTGCAGTGACCAGCACGAGGGTCTGGAATGCTGCGTGCTCCGAAGCGTAGAGATCGTCTTCTTCGTCGTCTCCAGGGATAGCGTTGGGCTGGATCTCGATCTCAGTGCCCCCTGCCTCGGCCTTGAGGTATTCGCCGCGGAAGTAGCTGTCGTGCTCGGCGAAGGTCAGGTTGAGGAGTGGCGCGAGCAGCCCGGCCAGCTCCTTGACCGTGTGGGTCTTGGTCCCGTAGGTGTCGTAAATGGTCATCGCGGGGTCACCCTAGGCCGCGAGGCGATCGGGGCGTTCGACGAGGTGGCCGCGTTCGAAGCGGTCGCCGGCTCGGACGAGGGCGACCAGGTGAGGTGCGCCACCGTTGCTGGGCGGACTCGACGAGTTTGAAGACCATAGTCAGGGCAGCGGCCGCGCTGCCGGCCCCGCGGGTGACCTTGGTTCGCAGCCGGACGGTGGCGAGGGTCGACTCAATGGGATTCGTGGTCCGCAGGTGGATCCAGTGCTCGGCCGGAAAGTCGTAGAACGCCAGCAGCTCGTCCGAGTCGTCGGTGATCTTCTTGACGGCCTTGGGGAACTTCGCGCCGTATGCCTTCTCGAACGCAGTGATGGCCTTGAGCGCGTGGTCGCGGTCCTCGGCGTTGTAGATCTCCTGCAGGGCCTTCTTCGCGCTGGGCTGCGCGGACTTCGGCAGGGCGCTCGCGACATTGGCGGTCTTGTGAACCCAGCACCTCTGGTGCCGGGTGGCGGGGAACACCTCGCTGATCGCCTTCCCGAAGCCCAAGGCTCCGTCGCCGACCGCGAGGACGGGGGCGCGCATGCCGCGTCGCTGGGCGTCCCGCAGCAAGTCGGCCCAGGAGTCGGCCGATTCGCGGTAGCCGTCGGCCATGGCGATCAGTTCCTTGGTGCCGTCGGCGCGCACGCCCATCAATACCAGCACATATGACCTGGCCTCGCGCAGGCGGATGCGCAGGTGGATGCCGTCGGCCCAGACGTAGACGTAGTCGGCCCCTGGCAGGTCGCGCTCGCCGAACGCGGTGTGGTCGGCCTGCCACTGCTGGGTGAGCCGCGTGACGGTCGCCGGGGAGAGTCCGGCGGAGCTGCCCAGGAACTGCTCCAGGGCGGCCACGAAGTCGCCGGTGGACAGGCCGTGCAGGTAGAGCAGCGGCAGCACCTCGCTGATCTTCGGGGACTTGCGGCACCAGGGCGGCAGGATCGCCGAGGAGAACCGCTTGCGCTCACCCGTCGCCTCGTCGACGCGCTTGTCGTTCACCCGCGGGGCCTTCACCTCGACCGTCCCGGCCGCGGTGGTGACCTTCCGCGGCTGGTGGTGGCCGTTGCGGACCACCAGACGGCGCCCGCGCTCGTCGCGCTCGCCAGCCAACTCGGCTATATAGGCATCGACTTCGGCCTCCAATGCGGCGGCCAGCATCCGCCTTGCACCCTCACGGACGATGTCGTCGATCAGAGAGCGGGTCTCGGTCGTTCCATCGGCATTCACTACGCTCAGCACGGGCGTGCGTTCCCGACCGACGGTGCAACGTCGGCCTACTCGATGACCAGAAGTCGATCACTCGGGAAGGTACGCCCTCCGCGTCCAACCCAAGGCCCGTCCACAGGTCATGAGCATTGCTCCCCAGTACGCGCGGGCTACCAGAGAGGTACTTGCTCCGCTCGCGGTCGCGGGATGGCGAGACGGTCGTCGACGAAGGCCAAGACAGCCGCGAGGGTGTGCCCTTGGAAGTACTCCCGGCCGACAATGGGAACTTCCCCAGCATCCCGCAAGACGGCAAGGAGATCGCGCTCCAGGTCCGGAGCCACAGTGTCGGGCAGCCCGGTGTGGAGGCGGATCACTTCCCGGTATCCCACGCGTGCGTGATTGGACAGGCGCGGCCGGGGATCACCCGATGTGATGCCGAACTTCACAGCGTCCGCTGCTGGATTGCGCACGACATAGAACGCGTCCCAGGTTTTGCCCGCACACAGACGGCACGCGCCATGTCCTTGGAGAACACCGTTCGGGCGTGGAGCGCATGCGTGACCGCTATCGCAGACCATGTCGACGGGCGTGACCGCGTTGACGTAGCGGCCGATGACGGTCCAGCCACGTTGGCCACTCAGTGTCCGGAAGCGCAGTTCGGCCTCATCCGAATTCAACCCGGCGCAGATGGAGCAGATGCCGCGACCGACAAGCACCTTGTTCGGAGTGGGCATGCATGCGTGGCCTGCCGCACATGTCATTTCGATCGGCGTGCGGTTGTTGACGTACGTCCCGGCGATCGTCCAGCCGTGCCGGGCGGCGATCTGGCGGAACCTGGCCTCAGTAGTTGCAGGGTCCCGGTCAGCGCAAATGCGGCAGATGCCCTGACCTGCCAGCACGCCGTTAGGGCGAGGACGGCACGGGTGCCCCTCGGTGCAAATCATGCTGATCGGCGTATGCCGCCCCCGGTAGTCCCCGGTGATGGTCCATCCGCGCTCCGCTGCGATTGCGCGAACGCGGGCCTCTGCGGCCTCTGGAGACCGCCCCGCGCAGACTCGACAGCCACTGCCCTGCATCACCTGGGAAGGTCGCGGGACCCACTGATGCCCTTTGTCGCAGCTCAGTGGAATGGGAGTCCGATTGTTCACGTATGGGGCGTGGACGGTCCAGCCCCTCCGCGTGACTACCTCGCGGAACTCCGCCTCGGCACGGATGGACTTCGCCTGCCGCTTGGGCGCGCGGGCAGGCGGTGCCGTAGTCTCGGGCACAGCCGGTCTCCTTGCTCTGATCAAGGTTTTCGGTCAGAGGGCCGCCGGTGTTACCGCACCTGCGGCCTTCGTCGTGTTCAACGCAGTAGCGGACGGTGTGGTTCCCGTCTCGGACGGTAGCCTTATCGGTGATGCCGCTGGTTCTGGGCCGGGCTCCTTGTCATCAGTGACCGAGGAGTTCTCCCTGTGAGTGGATGCTGCGGGCAGGGGCCCGTGATCGTCTCTGGAGCCGCCGCCACGCCCCGGCTGGACGCAGAGGCCACACTCCTCTGCGATGTACTGGCGGACGGCACGGCGGCTGGGGTCGCGCTGGTTGAGGCCCTGTACGACGCGACGAGCGGCGCCCGCGTGGGCACGCGCATCGTGGACCCGGTCACCGGCGCCACCTACACCCCCCAAGGCACCCTGGGCCCGTGCTCGCCGGACGGCTGCAACGCCACGACCTCCGTCCTGGTCCTGTGCGACGTAGCAGCGGATGGCACCGCCACCCAGTTCGTACGGGCCACCACGTACGACTGTGCGGGCGCGCTCCTCGCCACCCTTGACCGCGACCTGGCCGGCGCCGCCTACACAGTTACCGGCACTGTGGGCGTCTGCCCGACCTCCCCAGACTGCGAGTCGCCGACCACCCCTGTGACCTCGGTCGGCCTGTGCCTGGCGGACGGCACGCCCATCGCCGTGACCGTGGTCCGCGACTGCGACGGAGTGGTCACCAGCGAAGGCTGGATCAACCTCGCCACCGGGGCGTGGTCGGCGGGCGCGGTCCCGGCCGGCACCGTCGCATGCGGGGAGTCCCGCTCGATTCAAGTGAGCGGAACCTTCTGCGACCTGGACACCAACGGCGACGTGGTGGGCCTGGTCCTGGTCGAGTACACCTACGGCGAGGACGGGGCGATCGCCTCCGTCCGCCTGGTCGACGCCGTCACCGGCGGCACCTACACCCCGACCGGCACTGTCACCGTCTGCCCGGCCGGCGTGGCACAGCCCGAGCGTGATCTCCTCCAGCTCTGCGACACCGCCACCGACGGCACCGTGACCGCGTTCGTGCGGGACTACGCCCGCGACGAGAACGGCGCCATCGTCGGTCACAGCGACTACGCCCTCGACGGCACGCCCTACACCCCGGCCGGGACTGTCGGCTCCTGCTCTCTGGAGCCGTGCCGCGACTCCCAGACCGTCATGGTGTGCGACGTCCCGGCGGACTCCACGACGACGATCACGCCCACGATCACGGACGCCTCCGGCGCCGATGCCGGGCTCGGCCGGTTCCCGGACCTCCCCGGCCCGTATACGCCGCTGTGGACGGGCGGCTCGATGGTGTGGCCGGCCGACCCGGGCCCGGCCCCGGCGCAGATCCATCCGGTCGCCACCGGCCTGATCGCCGCCGACCTGGCGGGGTGTGATGGCGCGTCCGGCACCCTCAGCGTCTCTGTACGCGTCACGCAGGACGGGCCCGGCACCGGGCAGGCGTGGGACGGCGCGCTCCAGCTCATCAAGGGGACGACGGTCCTCGACTCGCAGGACGCGCTTCATGACGCGCCTGCGGGGTGGTCCGGCACCCTGAGCGTGAGCGCCCCCGTTACGGCCGCCGACGTCGCCGCCGGGGACCTCTACGTAGCCCTCATCCTGGAGACCTTCCACCTGTCCTCGAAGCAGTGGACGGCCGACCAGTTCACCATGTCCCTGGAGCTGGAGGGCTGCGAGGCCACCACCTCGACGCAGTTCCTCCGGACGCTGGTGACGGACTGCGCGACCGGTGAGGTCGTCGCCACCACGGACACCACCATGGACGGGCAGCCCTACACCGTCACCGGCGAGGTCGCCCAGTGCACGGCCACCCCCGACAGCAGCACCCCGGACTGCCAGAGCTGCGCCCCGGTCGTCCTGTGCGACACGGACGACACCGGCGCCACCGTGCCGTTCCTGCGCACCGTCTGCCGGGACTGCAACGGCCTCGTCGTCAGCAGCACGGACACCGAGCTCGACGGGACCACCCCGTACGCCGTGGCCGGCACGGTCGCCAACTGCGCGGGCGGCTCGGCGGACACCTGCGCGAAGCAGATCATCGAACGATGCGGCTGCTCGGATGAGGATGGAGACGGCATCGGTGACGTCATGTACACCGAGCTGTGGGCCATCGACCCGTGCGGCACCGACGCCCCCGTGCTCCTCGGCACCTACGAGGACGGCGACCCGGCCAAGCCTTACACGCCGACCGCCCCGGTGGAGTGCACCGTCGACGAGGACGCCGGACCGACGCCGCTGAGCACAGGCGTACGGGCCGTGACGGGCACCGCGGCGCAGGACCTCGTCGCGGGCTTCCCCGGCCTGCAGAGCATCTCCCTGACCGTCCTCGCGGGCGCGGTGAACGTGACCATGACGGATGGCAGCGCCGTGCCGATCCCGGCCGGAATCACGATGACGTGGTCCGTCGCCAAGGACGAGGACAGCGCCCTCGCGGCGGCCTCCTTCGCCGGCGCCTCGGCCGCCGCCTCCTACCTCCTGAACTACACCTTCCGCTGACCGCCCCGGGGGCTGCCGCCCACGCCCCGGGCGGCGGCCCCTCCAGCCGTGAGGAGACACCCCGATGAGCGACGAGACACCGAACCCCCGCTACTTCACCAAGGAGGGGGAGAGCGTCCAGGTGGTCTACAACCTGCGGGACGCTACCCCGTACTTCGATCTCGGATATGAGGAGGTGGACGAGGCCGCTTACCTGGCGAGCCTGCCCGCCCCTGCCAACGTCTCTACTGTGGAGGGTGACTGATGGCTGGTAAGTGCTGCGGCGGTGGAACCATGGTGGTCCGCTCCGCCTCCTCGTCGGCCGCCCTGGACCCGGCCGCGTGCAACACACTCACGCAGTCGGCGGCCGGCCTCCTCGTGCCGTCCGTCGCCGTCCAGGGCATCGCCCCCGGCGGCGCCGTCTCCACGGAGCGGTCCGTGGACGTGGACGTGACCGCCCCGGCGGCCGGCGGCTGCCCGGCCGTCTGGCAGGTCGGGGCGCGGCTCACGCCCGCGCTCGGGGAGTCGCTCCTCCCGGCCATCGTGGACCTGGCCCCCATCGCCAACGACACCTGGATCAACACGGGCCTGACGGTCGCACTCCCGGAGGCCGGCGTCTACGAGGTCACCGCGACCGTGCGGTCCTCGATCGCCCGTGGGGCGTCGACCGCGCCGTTCGCCGTCAACATCAGCGCCCGCCTGTTCAACCTCACCGGCGGCAACGCCATCCCGAGCACGGACTACACCGTGCAGCAGGTCAACGAGGCATCCCCGAGCAGCGGCCAGACCACGCAGGTGGCGCTGTCCACCTTCCACAAGTTCGTGACGGTGACCGGGCCGACGACCATCGGTCTCCAGGCCAACCGGAACACGATCAACGGCACGGCCGTGAACGTCACCGCCATCCAGACCGGAAATACCCGCCTCGGTTTCAAGAAGGTGGCGGACTAAGTGAGCGGCACCAATGCTGGGCTGCGCGCTGGCGCGGTGGCGCTCGACCCCGCCGGTTGTAATGCCCTCCAGCAGACGGCGGATGGGCTCCTCGTGCCGCACGCCGAGGTCACCGGGATCGCTCCCGGTGGCGCGGTGTCGGCGACCCGCTCGGTCGACGTCGACGTGCAGGGACCGGCCGCCAGCGCCTGCCCGGAGACCTGGACGGTCGGCGCGCGTCTCACCCCCGTCAGCGGTGAAGTGTTCGGAGCAGACACGGATCTCCAAGCCGCTGCAGCCGGAACATGGGTGGCGACCGGTACCCAGGTTGTGCTGCCCGAGGCCGGGACGTACGCCCTGTCCGCAGACCTCTATTCGCATGTCGCGGCGACCACGCCATGGGCGGTGGCGATCAACGCCCGGCTGTTCAATGTTGCCGCGGGGGCACTCGTGCCCGGCACCAACCGGCGGATCCAGTTCGGCAACATCAACGACCCCGGCGGTGGCACGGTGATGTCCCTCCAGACCGCCGGCAGCCTCAGCGCCTTCCTCACCGTCACCGGGCCGACGACGATCCGCGTGGACGGGAACCGGCAGCACGTCGGATTCAACGACTCCAGCCAGGCCATCCTCGGAGGACCACGCCTCGGCTTCGTAAAGGTGAGCGACTGATGGCCGAACGGGGGGTTGGCGTGCGGCCTCCGGGACCACCACGCAGAGGGCTGTATGGGCCCAGCGTCGCCCGCATCGCCAGGCTCTTCCCCCTGTAATGCCCCACTGCCCCAAGGAGGCCACCCATGTCCGGTACCACCGGAAGCGTCGGCGCCGCCGGTGTCGATGCTGAGTTCGTCGTCCTTTGTGACGACGACGGGGCGGGCGTGATTACCCCGTTCGTGCGGCGCTTCTCCACGACCCCGGCCGGAGCCGTCACCACCGTGGACACCGAGCTGGACGGCACCACGCCGTACACCGCGGCGGGCACGATCGGCCTGTGTGGGAAAGTCCCGCCGGTCGACGTCGTCCCGCACGGCGTGGAGAACACGGACTGGTCCCTGGCCACCAACCCGGGAACGCAGTCGGTGACCCTCCTCGTCTTCACCGGCACCGTGGCGGTCACCACCGCCGAGGGCGCGCTGACCGTCCCGGCGGGCACGGCCCTGTCGTGGTCGGTAGACGGCGACGAGGTCGACGGTCGGCTGGCCGGGACGCTCAGCATCGACGGCACGGCTCCGGCCGCGTCGTGGCAGGTGCTGTGGACCACGCAGGCCTGAGCAGCCGGTGAGCACCAGCGGAGCGGTCAAGCCGTCATCGGGGCGGCGGGTGTACGCGGCCACGGGCGTCAGCGGCGCGGCGGGCACGGTCACGTTCAACTTCGTGCCGCCGTTCGCCGCGCCGCCCGTGGTCTCGCACGCGACGCAGACCGCGGTGGCCGACCTGACCGAGTGCCGGATCACGGCCCTGTCGGCGGCGGCGGTGACGTTCGCGGTGCGCCGCTCGCCGGCGGTGACGCTCCTCGGCATCGCCATCCTCCAGGTGCCGCAGGCCGCGCCTGGGGTGACGGTGCACTGTACGGCGGTCGAGGCTGGTCCGATCTGACCTGACGGAGCGTGAGAGCCCAGGCTTGCGGCGCTGTCACCTGGCTATGCTGGTGGCAGCGCCGCTGGTTCTGGGCCGGGCCGCACCAACACGTGTTGGAGGGCCTGATGACCTGCCCCCTGATCAGCAACCTGGACGTGGTCCGCGTTACGCGCCTCGACCAGTGTGGTCGACCCGTCTGTGGCGATGACAACGGATTCGTGTTCGACTGCCTCGCGAGTATTGCCATGAATCCGTCAATTGAGGACGGAGAGGACGTCACGTACAAGGCCGCTAATGGCCGCCAGTGCGGGTTCAAGAAGGGCTGCCCGTCGCTGCAGAACTACGACCTGGAGATCAACTTCTTCTCGGTGTCGCCCGAGTTCCTGGAGATCACCACCGGCAACCCGGTCGTGTTCGGCTGGGACGGCAAGCCGATCGGCTACGACGACTGCTCCATCAAGTGCGACACCGGCTTCGCCCTGGAGTTCTGGACCGAGGTCCTGGGCGACGACGTGTGCGCCGCCGACGGCGCCGGCGAAGGCCAGTGGATCTACTTCCTGCTGCCGTGGGTGACCAACGGCATCCTCGGCGACCTGGAGATCGGATCCGAGGCCGTCACGCTCCAGCTGCAGGGCGCAAGCCGCGCCGGAGGCGGCTGGGGCACCGGCCCGTACGACGTCATGCCGATCGATGCCGCGAACACCGCGGGTCCGATGCTCACGCCGGTCGGACCGTCCTGCCACCGCCGGTCGTTCCTCACGTCGATCGCTCCGCCGGAGCCGATCTGCGAGTACACGCCGGTCACGGGCGGCCTCTGCCTGGCTTCCTGATGGGACCGCTCGACCTGGTCGTGCCCGTGCGTGAGGGCCCCGTCAACGAGCAGCTGCGGTACGCGCTGCGCTCGTGGGCGGCGCACCTCCCGCACGGGCGCGTGTGGATCATCGGCTACCTGCCTGCGTGGGTGGCCGGTGTCCGGCACGTCCCCACCGAGCAGGCCGGGCGGACCAAGTACGTCAACACCACCAGCGCGGTGCGGGCGGCATGCGAGCATCCGGAGGTCAGCGACCCGATCCTGCTGTGCAATGACGACTTCTTCACGATGCGGCCCATCGAGGAGATGCCGGTGCTGCACCGCGGGCCCGTGCGCGAGGTAGAGGCGTACTACGCGAGTCGTGGCAACGGCTCGTACCTGCGCGGGCTTCGGGAGACCCGGGATCTCCTCGTCCAGCTCGGGCACGCCGACCCGCTGTCGTACGAGCTGCACGTCCCGCTCGAGGTCGGCAAGGCGGCGATGCTGGCGGCCCTTGACGCGGGCCGCCACCTCGACGTGATCCACAAGCGGACGATGTACGGCAACCTGGCCGGCCTCGGCGGGGAGCGCATCGACGACGTGAAGGTGCTGCACCGCATGCCCCGCTTCGACAAGGGCGCGGCGTTCCTGTCGACGATGCCGGACTCCTTCACCAACGGCGCCGTCGGCCACCACATCCGGCGCGCCTTCCCGCAGGCCTGCACGTACGAGAGGAGGCGCTGATGCCGCTGCAGATCGGGCCGTGTGAGCCCTGGCCGGTCGACCTGTGCTGTGAGGTGCCGGAGGGCGACGACGGCCCTGCCATCGTCGAGAAGTGGCAGCGCGTCGCCTCGCAGATCCTGTGGGCGCTGTCCGGGCGCAGGATCGGCCCGTGCCCCGTCACCGTGCGGCCGTGCCGCCGGTCCTGCATGGACGCCAGCCCGATCAGTTTCCAGGCCGGGGCGTACGGTACCGGCGGCTGGATCCCGTACATCGGCGTCGACGGGGCGTGGCGGAACGCGTCGCTCGCGTGCGGCTGCGCCTCCGACTGCTCCTGCGGCGAGCTGTGCGATGTCTACCTGCCCGGGCCGGTCTACGACGTGGTCGAGGTCGACATCGACGGCGACGTCCTGGTCCCGGAGGCGTACCGCGTCGATGCGCCCGGCCGGCTGGTCCGTACCGACGGTGAGTGCTGGCCGGACTGCCAGGACATGGCCGCCCCGCCAGGTACGCCAGGGACGTTCACCGTGACGTACCGGTGGGGCCTGCCAGTCGACGACGCCGCCGAGGCCGCGGTGTCCGAGCTGACGTGCCACCTGATGAAGGGTTGCGGCGGCGCCGGGTCGTGCGGCTGCAAGGCGAACCCGCGCGCGACCCGTCTGGTGCGGCAGGGCTTCGAGATGGAGATGCCCGACCCGACGCTGCTCTACAGCGAGGGCCGCACCGGGCTGCCCCTCGTCGACCTGTGGCTGAGCGTCGTCAACCCGTACCGCATGACCAGCCCGAGCCGGGTCTACAGCCCCGACTTCAAGCGCCCGCGGGTGACGACGTGGCCCTGACCGCCTTCTCCATCCACGACCTCGCCGAGTCCGTCCTCGCCTGCGTGTGCGCCGCCCTGGAGACCACCGCGGCCGAGGTTGACGGGCAGCCCGGCTGCCCCGACTGCGGGGCGTGCCTCGTCCCCGGCTCGCCGGCGTGGGACCGCTGCGACGACCCGTGCTCTCAGTCGACGACCGGCGGCCAGTTGTCGGTCAACGTCGCCCGGATCTATCCGTCGACCGAGTTCCCGGCGGAGGATCGGCAGGTGCGCGGCCTGCGCGGCTGCGTCCCACCGCCGGTGACCGCCGTGGAGCTGGTCATCACGCTGCTGCGGTGCGCGCCCGTGCCCTCCGAGAACGGGTGCCCGCCCACCTGTGACGAGCTGAGCGACGCGGCGCGCATCCTCCACGTCGACCAGGTGACGCTCTACAACGCCATGCTGTGCTGCCTCCCCGGCACAGACCCGAACCGGCGCCGCGGCCGGAAGTTCGTCCTGGGCGCGCAGCGCGTCGTCGGCCCCGAAGGCGGCTGCGTCGGCATCGAGCAGCGGGTCACCGTGGCCCTGCCCGGCTGCTCGCCCTGCCCCGGAGGCGACACGTCGTGAAGTCCGACGCGCTGATCGCCGAGCTGCAGCGCCTCCAGGACGAGCACGGCGTCCTGGAGGTCCGCGTCTACGACTACGCCGAGATCGAGCCGGACGCCGTCACGGCCGGAGGTCGAGAGGGACCGGCAGGGCGAGACGTACGTCCTGCTGCGGCCGTAAGGAGCCCCTGTGAGCGTTGAGATGTACCTGGACCAGGGCCGGCTGAGCCGGTTCCTGCGGCTGCGTGGCGGGCGCGTGGAGCGCAAGCTGCGCGAGCGCACCGCCCGCGTCGCCCGCTACGCCGAAGAGGGCGCACCGGGCCGCATGGGCGCGTACGTGTCGTGGAAGATCACCGAGGGCCCCAAGGGTCTCCAGGGCGTCATCGTCTGCGACCACCCGGCAGTGCACTACGTCCTCAACGGCACCCGGCCCCACATCATCCGGCCGCGCCGCGCGAAGGTGCTGCGGTTCGAGATCGGCGGCCGCGAGGTCTTCGCCGCGTACGTGCGTCACCCGGGCACGAAGCCCAACGACTTCATGCTGCGGGCCCTCGAGCGCGGACGCTGATCAGAAAAGGGGCAGGGCGTCCTCGTCGTCGACGTGCCCGGACTCGTCGGCGCCGAGCTCCAGCTGTAGGTCGCCGTCGGCGGGCAGGTCCACGACGGCGCGGGAGCCCGAGCAGGACACCAGGACGCCGGCGAAGTCCTCCCGCATGCCGGGCTCGTCGTGCCGCCGCAGGCGGCCCCGGCCGAGACGACCCGCCACGGGCCCGGCCGCGATCGGCCGGCCACAGGTCGGGCAGGAGATGCGAGGCAGCTTCATGCCACCAGTGTCGACCTGACGACCGACACCAGGCGGGCTGCCAGCCGAACCGGCTGCCTGAGAAGGGCCTGACCTGCACGAACATGCTGGAAGCATTGTGGGAGACGGACAATGGTCAGCGCTGTACGGCAGATAGTTACTGCGGATCTATGTTGCGATCGCTGCCGCACGATGTATCTGGATCTAAGTTCCGGCGCCGGAGCATAGTTACAGGAAGGCTCGGACCCGAGGTTAAGGACTCCGCTAATTATCGGGTTAGCGTTGTCCGTAGGTTAGAAACGTAACTATAGTTGGGTTAGCGCATCAGGGGTTGCACTATCGCGGTGCGTCAACCTTGATGTAGAGGTGGACGCCGACCCGTCGGTCGACGCCCACACTCACCACACGGTCGCCGAGTCAGTGGGGGCTGGTCTTCTCGATCACATCCAGTGCTAGCTGGATGAGGTCGATCGCTAGGAAGACCCAGATCCCCCACCTCGGCGATTGGCCATCGGGCATGTTTCACCTCCTCTTTCGTCACGTGCGCGGAAGAGGGGGTGTTTGCCAGCGAAGGCACACCGTTGAAGGACAAGCCTATGGGCGCCTGGGCAGTTGAAATGACGATTCTCGGGACTTTTCTTCTGTGGCAGCAGCAACTCGGTTGCCAACCGCGTGAATTCGCAGGTCAGGGAAGCCATCCGGTGAAGTCGACGGCGAGACGTGTTGTGCGCGACCAGCCCAACCCAAAGGCGCATGCCGGGCATCTCGTGCTTATCGGTCGTTAACGCCGGACTCTCACGGTAGTGGCGGGTGATCTCCGCGCTGCATCCGTCCCCGAGTTGATCACTCCGGGATCACGCTGAAGCGCTCGCCGGCGAGGCGTACGACTACCCTTCCCCATACGCCGCTGGTTCTGGGCCGGGCGAAGCGCGGGAGACCAAGGACTACGCCCGTGAAGAAGACGTTCTCGTTGCATACGGAGCCGCACATCGCCGATGTGGGCGGCCGGGAGTTGCAGTTCCTGCCCGAGGTGATGGGCGATCAGTTCATGGACGCTTACAGCGGGCTCATCGAGGCGCAGCGGACGGCCAGCGGCATCGACCTCGAAGACCTCTCGACCGTCGACGCGAACCAGCTGCGAGGCGCGGCCCGGGCGATGCGGACGTTCCTGGCGGAGCTGATGCTGCCGGAGTCCGCCGAGCTGTTCACCCGCGTGCACGTGGTCAAGGACGGCCAGGTGCTGATGCAGTTGCCGAACCGGGAGGCCGCTCAGGAGTACGCGGACCAGGTGGAGGGCGGTCCTGCGCAGGTCGTGGACGCGTTCCCGCTGCCGGACCGCATCCTGGTCCAGCTGCTGGAGTGGGTCGTCGAGCTGTACGGAGGGGGCGCCGGAGAGCGCCCTACTGGACCGTCCTCAGGCTCTGCGACAGCATCGCGGAGGGCTGGGAGGCGTGGGATGGGAGTGCCCTCCTCCAGGGCGTGAACATCCGGACGTTCACGCTGCGCCAGATGCTCGCCGCAGCGGAGGCCACCATGGACCAGGCGGCCAACGATGACGCGGAGCGGGCCCGGAACAGGGCCCAGCTGTACGCCCCGCCGAAGGGTCAGCGACGCCGCCGCACTCGGGACGGCGAGCGCGACCGGCCGACGGGCGACGGCATGAAGATGCGTGACGCGCAGCAGCTCATGGCACAGCTGGCCGCCCAAGACGCCCACCTTGCCGGGGGGCGCAGCGGCTAGTCTGGGATCACCGGCGGGCCTCTGGGGCGCCGCCGATGCCGCTGGTTCTGGGCCGGGCAACCTCTCCACACCTCGTGAGGTTGCCCGGTGCCCGGCGATGAGATCGACTACGGCAGCGCGACCATCCGGATCGAGCTGGATGACGTCGAGGCTGTCAGCGACGCCCGCGATCTGGGTCTGCGGATCCGGCGGGCCTTGGACCGGGCGACGCGCGACACCGGCGACCTGATCCGCCGCAACATCGAGCGCGGCATGCGCGCCGCCGCCGTCGCGGTCACCGTCGAGCCCGACCTGCGCCGCTTCGAGTCGGCGCTCCTCACCGGCCTGCGGGGCCTGGGCAGCATCAGCATCCCCGTGGAGCCGGACCTGACCGGCTTCACCGAGCGCCTGCGCGCCCACCTCGCAGGGGAGGAGCTGCGCGTCCAGGTCGTGCCGGACCTGGCCCGCTTCGACTCGGGCCTCCTCACCGGCCTGAGGTCGCTGGACTCCATCAACGTGCCGGTGACGCCGGACCTGACCGGGTTCGTCGAGCGGATCCGGGCGCTCCTCGCCGGCGAGGAGTTCGCCGTCCGGGTCGTGCCGGACATGGACGGCTTCGATGACCGGATCCGGGCGCACAACCCGCCGGACGTGACGGTCGACGTGAATGCCGACGTCGACAGCAACCGGTTCACGCGGGCCCTGTCCGGCCTCGGCAGGATCGCAGGCCGTGTCGGCTCGGGCCTGACCAGCCTGCTGCAGTTCGGCGCGGTCGGGATCGCCGCGGCGGGCGCCGCGCAGGGCGTGATCGGCCTGACGGCCGCGCTCGCCCCCGCGGCCGGGATCATCGCTGCGCTGCCCGCCGCCGTCGCGGGGTTCCAGGCCGCGCTGGGCACGCTGCGCCTGGCCGTCGTCGGTGTCGGTGACGCCCTCGGTGCCGCGTTCGCCGGCGACGCCGCGAAGTTCCAGGAGGCCCTGGAGAAGCTGTCGCCGTCCGCGCAGAAAGCCGTCCTCGCGGTCAAAGAGTTCGCGCCGGAGCTGAAGAAGGTCCAGCAGTCCGTCCAAGAGGCGTTCTTCTCCCAGTTCGCCGGCGAGATCTCCGGCGCGGTCAAGAACCTGCTGCCGATGCAGAGCGGGCTGCGGGCCATCGCGTTGGGGTTCGGGCAGGCCGCGCAGGAGGGGTTGAAGTTCCTGCAGACGCGGCAGGCCCTCGCGTCCGTGATGGGTGTCCTCGCCGGGACGTCCGACGCCGTGGAGGGTTTGTCTGCCGCTGTAGGCCCGCTGGCGCAGGGCCTCCTCAGTGTGGCGTCGTCTGTGTCGCAAGCGTTCGGGGCGCGGCTGGGCACGGCGCTGGGCGGCCTCGGCCAGCAGCTCGGGGACTTCCTGACCCGCATCGCGAACAACGGGCAGGCGGTCGCCTGGGTTGAGGGTGCGCTGACGGTCTTCAAGCAGCTCGGCTCGATCATCTCGAACGTTGGCCAGATCCTCAGCGGCGTCTTCCAGGCCGCGAACGCCTCCGGCGGCGGGCTGCTGAACAACCTCAAGCAGATCACCGCCTCGTTCGCCGAGTTCGTCAACTCCGCGCAGGGCCAGGAGGCGATCGGGAACATCTTCTCAACGCTGGCCACGGTCGCCGCCCAGCTCGGCCCGATCCTGTCTGCCGTCGTGACGCAAGTCGGCGCCATCGCGCCCGCGCTGGCGCCGATCTTCACCGCGCTCGGCCCCGCCATCGTCAACCTCGTCAACGCGCTCGGCCCCGCGCTGGCCGCGATCGCGCCCGCGCTCGCTACCGTCGGCCAGGCCCTCGCGCAGGGGCTCGGCGCGCTCGGCCCGTCCTTAGCGCCGCTCGGCGAGGCCATCGGCCGCGCAGTCACCGCGCTGGCCCCGCTGCTGCCCCTGGTCGGCGAGGTCGCCGGCGCCGTGGCGCAGATCCTCGCCCCCGCGCTGGACATCCTGACGTCGGTCCTGTCCCCGATCATCGACGCGCTCGTGGCGGCGCTCCTGCCGATCCTGCCGCAGATCGCCACCGCGTTCACGACCCTCGGCGCCGCCCTGGGGCCGGTCGCGGACGTCCTCGGCAAGAGCCTCGGCGACGCCCTGACCCGCCTGCTGCCGCCGATCCTGGAGCTGATCCCGCAGATCCAGGGGAAAATGGTCCCGGCGTGGATCGCGCTGGCGGAGGCGGTCACTCCGCTGATCCCGGAGCTGGTCAACCTCGTCGTGCTGGCCATCGAGCCGCTGCTGCCGATGCTGCCTCAGCTCGTCGACATGATCGCCGACCTGTCCGCGAACTTCGTGCTGGCGCTGGCCGCGGTCGTGCCGATCCTGCCGCCGCTGGTCCGGCTGTTCACGACCGTCTCGCAGTTCATCGCGTCGAAGACGACTTTCCCCCTGCTGCAAGGACTGGTCGACGTCCTCGGGCTCCTCGTCGGCGCAGTGACGACGGCCCAGACGGCGGCGCGGAACTTCTTCACCGGCACCATCCAGTTCTTCGTCGACCTGGGCTCGGGCATCCTCGACGCGCTGACCAGCCTGCCCGAGCGGATCGCGACGTTCTTCACCGGCCTGTGGACCACGGTCAGCACGGCCGTGGTGACCGGCTTCAACGCCGTGGTGACGTTCTTCGCCCAGCTACCCGGGTTGATCCTGTCGGCACTGGCCGCACTGCCAGGCCTCCTGATCTCCTTCTTCGTCAACGCCATCGCTGGGCTCGGCATCGCGATCCTCACCGGCATCGCCGCCGTGATCTTCGTGTTCACCGAGCTGCCCGGCATGATCGTCAGCGCGCTGGCGTCGCTCGGCTCGACGCTGCTGACGTTCTTCACCACCGCGTTCACCACGGTCGTAGCGGCGGTGACCAGCTTCATCAGCCAGGTCGTGGCGTTCTTTGCCGCCCTACCAGGGCAGATCGCCTCGTTCCTGGCTTCGCTGCCCGGGCGCGTCGTCAGCTTCTTCCGGTCGGCCGGCTCGTCCGCGCTCTCCACGGCACGCAGCTACGGCACGCAGGTGATCAACTTCTTCCGGGAGTTGCCCGGCCGGATCGCCTCCGGCCTGTCGTCGCTGGGCTCGAAGCTCGCCGAGAAGCTGCAGAGCGCGGGCTCGGCGGCGTTGCGCGGCGCGCAGCAACTGATCTCGACCATCGCGAACGCCTTCACCAAGCTGCCCGGTCTGATCCTCGGGAAGATCGGCGACATCGGCAGCCAGATCCGCCAGAAGATCGCGGGCGGCCTCCCGGCGAGCGTGCGCGGCCTCATCCCCGGCTTGGCGAACGGCGGCATCGTCACCGGCCCGACGTTCGCCATGCTGGGCGAGGGCAGCCGGCCCGAGGTCGTCATCCCCCTAACCAAGCCGAAGCGTGCGCGGGAACTCGCAGCGAAGTCCGGCCTGCTGAACCTGCTGGCCGGGCCGGCGCAGGCCGCCACGCTCGCGGCGAGCAGCGTGCCCGCGGTGCGCGGCGGCGGCTCCGTGAAGGACTTTGAGAACGTCGGGCGGCAGATCGGGGCGGGCCTCGTCGCGGGCCTGCGCGCCTCCCTCGGCGACGTGGACCAGACGACCCAGGACCTCGTCGGCATCGCCATCACCACGGCGGAGAAGGTTCTCGAGATCGCTAGCCCTTCGAAGGTGTTCGCCCGGATCGGGAAGGACACCGGCCGAGGCTTCATCGTCGGACTGACCGGCACCGCCGACCAGATCAAGGCGACCACGGACAAGCTGATCAAGTCCATCACGGACGCCTTCAAGGGCAAGGCGACCAAGGTCGACGACCGGCTCGTGACGCTGCTGCAGAGCGGCAACAAGAAGCTGACGAGCCTGGCAGCGCAGCGCGACGCGCTCGTGAAGAAGATCGCCGACGCCCAGAAGTTCGCCGCCGACACCACGGCGTCGGTACTCCAGGCGTTCTCTCTGCAGAGCCTCACCCAGGGCGGCGGGAAGCTGACGGCGGACAGCATCGTCGCGGGCCTGGACGGGGCCCTGTCGAAGGTGCGCAGTTTCACGTCGCAGATCAACGCCCTCGCGCGGCGCGGGCTCCGCAAGGATCTGCTGCAGCAGATCATCGGGCTCGGCCCTGAGCAGGGCGCTGAGCTCGCGCGGGTCCTCAGCACCACGGACAAGGCGACGTTCAAGCGGATCAACTCGATGCAGGCGCAGCTCGTCAGCGCCTCCAACGTCCTCGGCCGCACCGGCGCCGACGTCCTGTTCGACGCGGGCAAGAACGCGGGCGCCGGGTTCCTCGCCGGGTTGCAGGGGCAGCGTAAGGCGATCGAGAAGCTGATGGTGGACATCGCCAAGTCCATGCAGAAGGCCATCCGTACGGCGCTGAGGATCAAGAGCCCGTCGGTGGTTTTCCGGAAGATCGGCGAGATGACCGGCCTCGGTCTGCGGCTCGGTCTGGTCGGTCAGATCGCCGCGCTGCAGAAGGCGTCGACGTCGGCGGCCCGCGCTGTGGTCGATGCGGTCGGCGGGCAGTTCGATGCGCTGCCCGGCCGGGTCGGGTCGCCGCTTGACGGGCTGGGCACCGGCAACGTCATCCCGCTGACCCGGGCGCAGAAGCGCCGCCAGGTCGCCACTGAGATCAGCGCCGCCGAGCTGGCCCGGGGCCGCGCCGCCGTCGACAAGGCCGGGACGGTCTTCAACAACACGTTCAACATCACCGAGGTCGGAGACGCAGGCGCGACCGCGCAGCGCGTCCTGAACCGCCTCACGTACGCGGCAGGGGTGAGCTGATGACGGCCGACTGGTACATGGCGTACGGCGGGGTGGAGGTCGCCAACCATGCCCGCCTCGGGGCGTATCTGCAGACGGTCGGGTCGCCGCTGACGTCCGCCGGCGCCTGCGGCTGCCCCACCGTCGGCGCGGAGCAGCTCGGCGACCTGCCATACACGACCCCGGACGACGCCGACAGCCCCGCCCCCTGGTACGACCCGGACGTGCCGGAGAGCACGGACTTCGCCGGGATCATGGTTCTCGAGATGGCGGGCATCGACGACTTCCCGGTCCGCCGGAACGTCACCGGCGGGATCATCGGCGGCGGCTCCATCGGGCCGGCCCGGGCGCTGCCCCGCACCATCACCGTGACGGCGCTCGTCCTCGGCTCCACCTGCTGCGGCGTCGAGTACGGCCTGCACTGGCTCGGGGAGGTACTGCAGGGCTGCACAGGCAGCGCCTGCGACGGGGACTGCCTGACGCTGTACTCCTGCTGCCCCGGCGAGGACCTGACGCCGGAGCAGTTCAATGCCGAGCACCGGAGGACCCTACGCCGGGTCGCCCTCGTTGACGGCCCGAACGTGGTGGCCCGCAGCGGCACCGGCTGTGCCACCGGCGACTGCCAGTCCGGCGCGGACATCATCACCGTGGAGTTCGTGCTGACGGCCGCCATGCCGTGGCTGTGGACGGACACCACGCCGGTGCTGGAGGTGGCACCGCCCGGCGACGACTCCACGGACTGCATCGACTGGTGCGTGCACCCACCAAACGGACCCGGTTGCGACGGGCCGTGCCGGTTCGCGCCCTGCCCCGACCCGACCGCGGCCTGCGCCGACCCGCGTTGCGCGCCGCCTCCTCCACCGACACCGACCCTGCCCAGCGAGACGTGCTACTGCCTGCCCGTGGCTGTCGAGCGCGAGTGCTACGACCTCGACCTGACCGACCGGCCCGCCTGGTCCACGGACGCCCCCATGATCACGGTGCGGGCGGGCAGTGGCGATCTACGCAATTTGACCCTCGAAATTTTCGAGCGGGCCGCCGGCGACGAAGCCCTGACGCCCGGCGAGGTCGCCGACCTGTACCGCTGCACGCCGTTCTCGGCCTTCCACGTGACGTACGTGCCTGCCGGTGGCGCCTTGACGCTGGACGGGCAGGTAGGGCGGGCCACCGTCGAGTGCGGCGGGGTCTGCGAGTCGTCGCCGGACGTCTACGGCCGGGAAGGGCTGCCGCCGACCTGGCGGACGCTCGGCTGCGCCTCCTACGTGCTCTGCCTGACCTCGGACGTGAGCAACCCGCCGTCGCCGTCGGCGATGGTGTCTGTCGGCGTCTCGGGACGGGGGCGGTAATGGCCGTTGCCGGATGCGGGAGTCACTCGGTGCGCGTGGTCGACCGGGGCGGTGGTGTTGTCGCCACCGGCTCCGTCCTCACCGAGGTGGAATGGAGCCGCGTGCTCGATGACGTCTCCACGGCCCGGGCGGTGATCAACCCGGATGGCGACTGCTGCGGCCCGCTCGGCGCCGTCCGCGCGTGGAGGCACCGCCTGGTGGTCTACCGGGACGACCGGTACGTGTGGGACGGTCCGATCACCAACGTGGACTGGGGGATCGGCAGCGTTGAGCTGTTCGCAGAGGACGTCACGGCTTGGCTCGGGAACCGGGTGCCGCACCAGAACCTGACGTACAAGAACGCCGACCTGACGACCATCGCAGCCGAGTTGATCGCGGACGGGTTCTTCCCGGACGACCCGGGTCACGACGTCCGGATCATGGCCCCGGCCGAGGTCACCGGCTCCCGCACGTACACGCGGAACGTGGGCCAGGTCCTCGACCACCTGAAAGACCTCGCTGAGGCCGGGCTCGACTTCACCGCGATCGGCTCGACGATCCTGCTGCTCCCCGAGACGTGGCGCGAGCGCGTCGGCCGGCTCTCCGATGCCGACTTCCCCGAGGGCCTGTCGGTGGCGGAGGACGGCAAGGGCTTGGCGACCCGCGTGATCGTCGCCGGGCAACAGCAGACCGCTTCGGACGGCACCGTGACGGACCAGGTGATCGGCGAGGCCGGGGGGATCGACCCGTACTACGGGCTGCACGAGCGGTACGTGGAGCAGACCAGCATCACGGACACCGCGTCGGCGACGTCGGCGGCGCAGGCCCTCGTGCGGTCGAGCCGGACTGTGCCGGTCTTCATCGACACCCAGGAGGTGACGATCAGCCCGGACAGCGCCGTCGACGTCGCCGACCTCGTGCCGGGCTGGTGCCTGGACGTCACCAGCGCCGCGACGTGCCGGACCGTCGCCCAGCGCCTCAAGATCGTCGGCGTCAAGGTCACCGAGACCGGCGGCAGCGACACCGACCCGGGCGGGGAGAGCGTGCAGGTCCAGGTGGCGGCAAGCGGAGCGGAGGCGGCCTGATGGCGATGCGAGGAACACCGGCCCGGCGGGCCGCAGTCGTGGGGGGCCCGCTCGTCGGCGTGCTGCGTGAGGTCGACCGGCGCTCCCGGTCGACGACCCGGGTCCGGGGCCCCGTCGCGCAGCCCGTGGAGGGCCGTGAGGGTCCGCCCGGCCCGCAGGGTCCGCCCGGGCCGCCGGCCACGCGGACCGCGGCCGCCGTCGTCGAGACAGGCGCCGACGGGTCCGTGCGGTGGGACTTTGCCGAGGCGTTCGCCGCGCCGCCCGTGGTCGGGGCGCTGCTGGTGACGCCCGGCGGGGGCCAGCTGCTGACCGCGACGCTGGAGGAGGTGACGGCCGCGTACGCCGTCGTCCGGGTGTGGCGGCACAAGGGCGGCCGGTCCTACGCGGCGGACCCGGGCCAGGCTGTGCACCTGACCGCGACGGCGGCGAGCTGACGCGGGCTACCCTGCTGGGGCAGTCGCTGGTTCTGGGCCGGACTCACTTGATCACTCAGGGGTGAGCCATGGCCAGCGTTTGTGCGTGCGGGGACTACTTCATCGTCAACGACGAGGGCGAACTCTGCCTCATCCCTGGCCAGCAGGGCCTGCGCCAGGTCCTCGTCTTCACCGACCCGGGCACCTTCCAGTTCACGAAGGCGTCGTACCCGTGGCTGGCCCGGATCAACGTCAAGGTGCAGGCCGCAGGCGGCGGGTCTGCGGGCGCCAACGCTGCGGCCAACCAGTGCATCGTCCGGCCCGGCGGTGCGGGTGGCGGCTACTCCGAGTCCCTGATCCCCGTTGGTGCGCTCGGGGCGTCGGAGTCGATCGTCGTCGGAGCCGGCGGCCCGGCCGGCGCGAGCAACGCGCCCGGCGGCGCGGGCGGCTCCTCGTCCTTCGGTGGCCTCGTCATCGCGCTCGGCGGCGACGGCGGCACCGCCGCTCAGGGTTCGGGGACCGTCCCTGACGCGGTGTCGGGCGTTGCCGGGCCGTTCGCCGGAACCGGCCAGCAGGTGTCCGGCGGTGGCGCGGGAGGGGGCGGCATTCGCCTGTCCGGAGTCAACGGCCTGTCCGGCGCGGGAGGCGACAGCCGCATGGGGCACGGCGGGTTCCCGCGCGCCTCCGACGGAGTGGGCACCGCGCCCCGCGGCTACGGCGGAGGAGCCGGAGGCGCCCTGTCGTACGGAGGCTCGCAGGCTGGAGCCGATGGCGGTAAGGGCTGCGTGATCATCGAGTTGTACGGCTGACGTCCGGACAAGGCCCGGACACCCGTGCCCGGTGATGTCCGGACGATGTCCGCGCAGGTCACAGGCGTGCAGTCCTGACGGGGCGGGCATGTCCGGGCGGGGCGGCCGGACGTGTCCGGATCATGTCCGGACAGCGTCGTTAGACTCGACGGGCCGCTGGTTCTGGGCCGGGCGCGACCCCCTACGAGGGAGGCCCCTATGGCTCGCTGTGGATGCGGCGGAGGGGCGTGCAATTGCACGCTGGCCCCCGGCCCTGGCGTGACGATCGAGGGCAGCGGTAGCCCTGCCAACCCCTACGTCATCACCGCGGACGGCGGCACCGACTGCGCCGCGGTGCGCGCGTGCCTGTCGGCCGGCAACGGCATCACGTACAACGCGGCGACCGGCGTCATCGGCGCCCTGATCTCGCCCGCCGCCGGTAACAATCTCCAGGTCGGGCCGCAGGGCTTGTACGTGCCGACCGGGGCGTCCACGATCACCACCGGCTGCGGCCTCACCGGCAACGGGTCCGGCGCTAGCCCGGCCCGCGTCAACTCGGTCGCATGGCCGTACGCGTGTCCGGCCGAGACCGCGGGCGGCGTGGTGTCCTGCGACGTCAACGGCAACTTGCGGTCCGAGCCGCGAGCTCAGTTGTCGTTCGTGTCCTTCACCGAGTCCCGCGACTACGCGAACCTCACGGTGCCCGCCGGTACGGACGTCGTCGCCGACACCTTCACGACGAACTTCACCAACCCCGACACGTGCCGCCCGGCCATGCTCCTCATCGAGCGCGAGTGCGATGTCGACTTCAACCTCCCGGCCGGGGCGGGCGCCGCGTATGGCCAGGACACCGACGAGGTGTACTACGTCCGGAACTCCGGATCGTCGGCCATCACGGACGCCCACAGCCAGACCGCGAAGGTCTATATGCACACCGCCAGCGTCGCCCCGGGCGCGTCGGTGGCCGTGAGCTTTCCCGTAACGCTGGGGCGCGGTAGTTCGGGAGCGACTTACAACAGGATCCAGGTCTTCATCCGCGGCCTGATGATCAGCCGCTGATCGCAGGGGAGCGCTGGCTAGACTCGTATTGCCGCTGGTTCTGGGCCGGGCAAGGAACTCCCTGGGAGGGATCCCTTGTCCAGCTGCGGATGCGGCCCCCGCCGGTGCGCGTGCACCGTCACCGCGGGCCCTGGCGTCACTGTCGACGGCAACGGCTCGCCCGGCGCCCCGTACGTCATCTCCGCCGGCGCCTCGACGACCGTCGTGCAGGCCGCCGACTCGCCCTCGGTCGATGTGACCGTGTCCGGCACGGGCACGGCCGGAGACCCGTACCTCGTGGGCGCCGCGGTGGTCGCCGACCCTGCCCCGCCTGGTGGCGGGGCGAACCTGCTGCACGTCGGCCCCGACGGGGTGTTCGTGGAGTGCGCCGACGTGCGCGGCTGCATCAGCGCCGAGGGCGGNGCGGCGTACGACCCGGCGACCGGCATCATCACCGCCGACCTGTCCGGCGACGCCGGGAACACCCTAGTCCTCGGCACCGACGGGGGCCTCCTCGTACCGCCCGGGGACGCCACGATCGTTGAGGCCGCCGACTCCTCAACGGTCGACGTCACGGTGTCCGGCACTGGCACCCTGGCCTTCCCGTACCAGGTGTCTGCCGAGGTGATCGTCGACCCGGCGCCGCCCGGCGGCGGGACGAACCTGCTCCACACCGGCCCGGATGGGGTGTACGTCGAGTGCGCCGACGTGCGCGGGTGCATCTCCGGTGAGGACGGCGTCGCGTACGACCCGGCGACCGGCATCATCACCGCCGACCTGTCCGCCGACGCGGGCAACTCGCTGACGCTGGGGGGCGACGGTGGCCTGTTCGTGCCGGGCTCGGCCGGCACCGTGGTCCAGGCCGCCGACTCGCCGAGCGTGGAGGTCACGGTCTCGGGCACGGGTACGTCCGGTGACCCGTACCTCGTGGGCGCCGCGGTGGTCGCCGACCCAGCCCCGCCTGGTGGCGGGGCGAACCTGCTGCACGTCGGCCCCGACGGGGTGTTCGTGGAGTGCGCCGACGTGCGCGGCTGCATCAGCGCCGAGGGCGGCGCGGCGTACGACCCGGCGACCGGCGTCATCACCGCCGACCTCTCCACCCAGGCGGGGAACGCCATCACGCTCGGCCCCGACGGGGGCCTGTACGCCCCGACGGGGGGCGGAGGCGGCGGCACGATCGTCCAGGCCGCCGACTCCCCGAGCGTCGACGTCACCGTGTCCGGAACCGGCACGGCGGGCGACCCGTACCAGGTCAGTGCGGCCGTCGTCCCGGATCCCGCGCCGCCTGGTGGCGGGTCGAACCTGCTGCACGTCGGCGCCGACGGGGTCTACGTGGAGTGCGCCGACGTGCGCGGCTGCATCAGCGCAGAGGGCGGCGCGGCGTACGACCCGGCGACTGGCATCATCACCGCCGACCTGTCCACCGACGCTGGGAATCAACTGGCCCTCGGCGGCGACGGTGGCCTGTTCGTTCCTCCGGCCGCCGCGCCCGCCGTCCAGACCGCGTGCGGGATCACCGGTGACGGTTCGGCCGGCGCCCCGCTCACTGCGGCCACGGCCGCGTGGCCGTACCCGTGCGACGTGGATGCCCTCGGTGGCGTCATCTCCTGTGGCACGGATGGTGTGCTGCGCGGTGAGCCCCGCACGCAGGTGTCGTTCTTCAACTTCACCGAAAGCCGGACCTACGCCGACCTGACAGTCCCCGCCGGATTCGACAACGTCGTGGATACGTTCAGCACCACGTTCACGAACCCGGATACCTGCCGCCCGGCAATGCTGCTCGTGGAACGCGAATTGGACGTCGACTTCAACCTCCCGGCCGGGGCGGGCGCTGCGTACGGGCAGGACACCGACGAGGTGTACTACACGCGGAATGCCGGGTCGTCGACAATCAACGATTCCCACGTGCAGACGACGAAGCTGTACCTGCACACGACGAACGTCCCGCCGGGGGGAACGGCGACCGTCAATTTCCCTGTGACCCTGGGCCGGGGATCGGGCGGCGCCACCTACAACCGAATTCAGGTGTTTCTTCGCGGCCTGATGATCAGCCACTGAACGGAGAATTCCATGACGTTCCCCATCCCCACCGACGAGCCGGAGACCGAGCCCGTCACCTACTGGGCACTGTACGAGGACGGTTCGGCCGGCCTCATCAAGACCACGACCGGCGAGGAACCCGTCCTGACCAAGCCGGGCCAGCTGGTCACGGAAGAGGAGTACACCGCCAAGTTCGAGGAGCTGCGCGCCGCACACGAGGCGCATGTCGCGCAGCTCCAGGCCGAGGACGAGCAGCGGACCCGCGAGGACTACGACGCGCTGATCGGGGCCGGTGTGCCGGAGGCGACCGCGCGCCGCATGTCCGGCTACCAGGGCGAGGCCGTCGTGGAGGCCGTTGCCCCGGCGAAGGCGGCGAGGGCAAAGAAGTAGCGCGCGGCTACACTTCGGGGGCCGCTGGTTGTGGGCCGGGCCAAGGACTCTCCGATGGAGGATTCTCTTGGCCACGCGTGGAACTGTCGCCCCCGGCGTGCAGGTGTGTTCCCTCAAGGTCGACGTACCGCAGCTGATCGCCCCCGGGACCACGTACAAGATTGTGCGGTTCCCTTTCGGGTCGGCTGAGCCGTCGGACCGTTTCGGAATGCACCAGGCGGTGCAGCCCGACGGGTATGTCGTCACCAACTACGCCACGGATGACCGCAGTGGCCTCATCTGGCCGTCAAAAGCCGGGTGGGGCCATCTGTATGCGCTGATCCAGTGGGAAGCCGCGAGCGCGACCGGTGGATATACCGAGTTGCGTGACCAGTTCGTTCGTGACCCGCTCAGCCTCGGCTCGCCAACACCGAATGACACCACGGCGACCGACCACCGGGCACCGAGCATCGGGCAGAACTTCTTCAGCAAAGGCCATGGGATCTTCGTGAACCCGGATACGCCGGTTGCTCTCCGCGTCACGCACAACGACGCCCAGCCGCGTCTGCTGAATATCGCCGAGTTCAAGCTCGTCATCCACGAAGCCGCCTGACGCGGAGGAGTTGTCATGGATTTCGTACCTCGTGAAGCCTGGGGGGCACCCGCATCCTCGCCGGCTGCGTATGTGGCGAAGACCCGCGGCGTGAAGGTGCATTACCTGGGCTCGCCGTACGCGAGCCGGGCGCACAGCTTGTGCGACGACATGGTGCGCAGCATCCGTGCTGAGCACCTGGCCAACACGAAGGAGGGGTACGTCGACATCGCGTACACGGCCCTCGTGTGCGAACACGGCAGCGTCTTCGAGGGCCGGGGCACGCACCGGCGGACCGGCGCCAACGGCAGCCAGGCGCTGAACGAGCAGGACTATGCGGTGTGCGCGCTGCTCGGCAGCAAGGGCATGACCGTGCCGACGGACGCCATGCTGAACGGGCTGGTGGATGCGATCGAGTGGCTGCGGCGCAGCGGCGACGCCGGCCTGTGGGTCGGCGGGCACCGGGACGGGTACGCCACCGCGTGCCCGGGTGACCAGCTGTATGCGTGGGTGGAGCAGGGAGCGAAGCGTCCGGCCGGGGTCAAGACACCGCCGACCCCGCCGGGGATCTACGTGGTGCGGGCGCAGGACACGATCTCGGCCATCGCCCGTCGCCTGGACGTGCCGTGGCAGGAGCTGGCGGCCGTCAACGGGATCGCGCCGCCGTACACGATCTACCCGGATCAGCAGCTTCACGTGCCGGGCAAGCCGGTTCTCGAGATCCCGCCGTTCCCCGGTACGGGCGCGTTCGTCATCGGCCGCAGGCATCCCGCGGTCGTCGACCTGGACGGCTGCTTGATCGGGAAGGGCTTCACCCGGAACAACGACGGCGACGGCTACCAGCCCGGTGACCTGTTCACCGAGTGGACGAGGCGGAACGTCGCCGACTTCCAGCGGGCGACAGCCGAGCTGCGCAGCGACCCGGAGGGCTACCCGGGCCCGCTGACCTGGAAGCTCCTCCACTCCTGAAAGGCCCCTGACCCATGCCCCGTCACGCCCGCATCGAGCCGAAGGTCAAGGCCGCGACGTCGGCCGCGTACCTCGCGTCGACCGGCCTGCTCGGCGTCCTGGCCGCCGTCCAGGACGACGCCCGCCTCCTCGACCCGCTGCCCGACAGCCTCACCCCGTTCGTCCTGGCGATCGTGCCGACGCTGATCACGTTCGCGGCCGGGTGGAAGGCCAGGCACACGCCGAGGATCGGGAGCGCGGGCCGGTGAGCATGAACGCGACCAGTGGCGGACTCGTCGACGCGATCCTCTGGTGGGGCGCACTGGCCGCCGCCACGGCCGCCATCTGCACGGTGGTGTGGAAGGTGGTCCGCTGGGCCGTCCTCCTCGGCCGCAAGGTGAACTTCTTCATCGACGACTTCTACGGCGAAGCGGCCCGCCCCGGCGTCCCTGCCCGGCCGGGCTTGCTGGAGCGGGTCAGCGGCGTGGAGGAGACGCTTGCTGGCGTTGTGCACGAGCTGCACCCCAACGACGGCGGGAGCCTCCGTGACGCTGTCGACCAGGCGAACCGTCGCCTGCGGCAGATGTGCCCGGACTGCGACCAGGAAGAAGGGGGTGAGCAATGAGCAGCAACGCCACCCTGACGCTCGTCGTCCTCGGCATCGTCACCGGCCTGACCGTCGTCGGCGTCGTCGGCATACGGGCCGTCGTCGAGATCGTCCGCGTCCGCGCGGGCGCCCCCAAGAGCGGCTGACCGGCAGCCGATCCCCGCCGCCGAGACGCCCGCTCCTCCTTCTCCGGGGCGGGCGTTCTGGCGTTCTTCATCGTATGGGAGTGGATGGCTGGCACCTCACCGAAGACGTCGACGACTTCCTCGCGCGGGCCCGGGACTTCCTGCACTCGCGCGCCCCGCCCTCCACACGTTGGTGCTGACGGCGACGGAGGCCTAGAGAGCCCGGCGGCGCAGGCCGCAGGCGCCGGTAACGTCTTGCTGTTCACCGACTTGGCCAATCCCACCAGCAACAGCGTCTACCAGCGCATCGGGTACGTCCCGGTCACCGACTTCACCGCGTTTGATTTTGCTTGAGCCGGCCGAGCCGGGCCGCCCTCTGCCTGGGACGGCCCGACACAGTTGTTTAGGTGCTGCTGATTAGCAACTGATGCTGTCGATGTACACGTGATCGATGCTGGAGATCTTCATCCACTGGCTCGACTTGCCTCGCCGATCAGTCGTCTGGACGAAACCGCCCCACCAGTGCCACTTCGTGACGCAGCCCTTATAGAACCGTACGGCGTCAGTGTCGTAGTAGTAGTAGTTATACTTCGACTCGTCACCAGGCGGGAGTTCCGCGTCGGCGTTGTAGTAGATCCACGAATTGGGGTGGCTGACGCATCCAATTTTGTCGATGTACTGGTAAAGCCCGTAATCGTCGCGCCAGCAGTTGGCGATCCGGATATTCATGCTGGAGTTGTTGGTGACCTCACCGCCACAGCCGGAGGTGGTGCATGTTCCGGCCGCAGCCGACGTCGGCGTGGCCACAAGAAAGGCCATGGACGCGGCAGTGGCTGTGATACCGGTAGCGATCCGCTTCCATTTCATTTTTTTGCCTCCCCTTGGCGATGGAGGACCCAGTGTCATGCACCTTTCAGCTGAATGAAGCGGTCCGATTGTGAGGATTCAAAGTGGACTCCGATCGAGATGACGCGAATGCTGAGGACGCCGCCCCGCATCGCGGCACGAGGGCCCGCCCTGCTGGCCCTGACCGGACCAGCGGCCAGCCGGTAGCGTCACGTTTGTCCGAATCTCAGGCTCTTCGGATCCGACAGTGCGCCCCGCCCGGAGTGGTACCCGGCGGGGTGCAAGTCGCCCAGGCCAGGCTGGCGTCAACACGACGGCCCCCGCTGGAGCAGCGGGGGCCGACCGTCGTACCCCACGAGCCGACCGGGGGTACCGTTCTGAGTGTCGACGTCAGAACGGAGCATCACTATGCCCGAGGACACAGAAACACACATCGGCCGCCGATTGAGGGAAATCCGGAAACGTCGCGGTTTGAGCCAGCGTGAACTGGCCACGGCCTCCCGGGTGTCACTCTCTCTGATCAGGCAGCTTGAGCAGGGCGTCGTCGAGGGAACCCGCCTGCAGACCGCCCACAAGCTGGCCACGGCGCTCCGCGTGACCACGAGTCAACTCCTGACGCGCGACGACCAGGAGAGCCCGGAGTCACCCGCTGAGCCGTGGCGGGCACTGCGCCTTGCCGTCGAGTCGCCGGCCTCCGAGCCCGACGAGGAGCCCACCATCGCCGGGATGCGGGCCGCCCTCGACGAGGTGCGGACCGCGTTCTTCGCGAACCGCATGGGCGAGGTGTCCTTGCTCCTGGCGCCGCTGCTCCGAGACGCCGACGCACTCGGCGACACTGGCGAAGGCCGCACGATCCGCGCCCACCTCCTCAACCTGGCCGGTTCCACGCTGACGCAGGCCCGCCAGTTCAGCGCGGCCGAGACGGCGCTGACCCGGGCCCTCGACGACGCGAACGACCGGCTGCGCTCGGCCTCCGTCATCACGACCTGGACGTGGCTGCTCGTACGGCAAGGGCGGGTTGCCGAGGCCCGGCAACTGGCGATCCGGTGGGCCGACGAAGTCGAGCCCCGCATGTCCCGCGCCACAGCGGACGACCTTGCGGCGTGGGGCTGGCTGCTGCTGCAGGTCTCCTCGGCGAGCCTGCGGGACGCCCGTGCCGGTGAGGCGCAGGACGCTATGCGCCTCGCCCGGTCCGCCGCCGTCCTCACCGGCAGGGAACTGCCGCTCGGTGACAGCCGGCTGGCGACCTGGGGCCCAGTCACCGTGGCGTACAAGGAAGCGGAGCGCGGCATCGTCATGGACCGGCCGGACGAGGTCCTGGTCACCGCGAAGAAGCTGGAGCAGGCGAGGCAGGCCCGGGCGACGAAGGGCGGTACCGAGTATCACCGGCATCGGCTGGACGTAGCGCAGGCCCACACGATGATGCGCGAGTACGGCGACGCCGTCACGGTCTTGACGGAGGTGCGCCAGGCCGCACCGGAGTGGCTGGCGCAGCAGCGGTACGCGCAGGACATCGTCTCGACCATCATCGAGCGGCGCCGCACCCTCACCCCCGACATGCGGTCTCTCGCCGACGCGGTCGGCCTACCTGCGTAGTTGTTAGTTTCAGACTCGATGTCAGCAAAGTGCCATTGAGAGCTTTGTGACAGCGCGCTTACGGTCGGTAACTCAGACGTCCAGCGTCATTGGAGCCGACCCATGAGCGCATCCGTCGCCGTGCCCGCGACTGCCCCGACTCCTCCCCCCTACGCATCTCGTAGGGCGGTGACCGTCCGGTGAGCGGCGTCATCACCTCCGCAGCGGAGCGACTGCTCGCTGTCGAGCACTGGTTGGCCTCCTCCGCGCTCGACCCGCAAAGGGCCCGCGACGAATGGGCAGAGCGAGGGTTCGCCCTGCTGTCATGCGGGTCGCTGTTCTCCGCCGTCCGCATCCCCGGCGACTTTGTGCATGCCGCCGCCGGAACCCACGACCCGCAGGGCATCCGCGAGTACCTGGCGGACGCCCTCGCAGGGCCGGTCATCGTCGACCCGGTCAGCCAGCGGTACTACGCGCTGGTCCCGGCGAGCGTCCCTCTGCGCTGGAACGTCGCAGGAACCGTGGGATTGGGCCAAGGCTCCTGTCTGGGCGTCCCACACCCAGACCGAACCGAGCCCCGCCATGGCCGCTCGTACTGGTCGGTGCCGATGGACTCTGCCGGCATGCTGTGCGTGCCCGGTGACGTGGCGCTAGTGGCCCGGATCGGCCGCTCCCGTCACGCCGCCGAGGAGGCACAGCGGTGAGCGAGGCCGTCGCCGACCTGATCGACGCCGCCGCGATCTGGGCTCACTGCCGGGAGGTGCCGGTCTTCCGAGACCGCGAAGCGGCCGAGGAGCACGAGCTGCTGTTGCGCGGCCACGTGCAACTCCTCCTCGGTGACCTGCCCGACCGGTTGCCGCCCGTGGCGGAGCGATACGCCGCCCAGGCCCGCTCGTTCCTCGCCGACGACTGCGGGCCGACGATGTGGACCGCGTACTGGCACCTGGAGAACCTTGCCATGGCCGGGCGGCTGCTGCTGCCGCTCGTCCTCGGCGACCGGGCGTTCCCGTGCCACTGGTGCGGCTGGTTCACAGACTCCACGCGCGAGGTCCGGAACACCGATTGCCGAAGCTCGTCGCTGACCGGGACTCGCTATGCGTGCGGCCCGTGCCGTGAGGCCCGCCGCCTGGTCGCGTGGACTGACGACGCCGGCCCGGCGCTCAGCGCCGCGACCCCGTAGACCGCCGTCTGGCGCGTGGCGTGCGGCGGAGCCCCACGCGCCAGACGGCGCCCCACCTGATGTCGCGCAGGCTCGATGCGGACGCCCCCGGAGCCTTCTATCCGTACGACGAGAGGTAGCCATGATCAAAGAGGGTGCCCACACGTACATCGACGGTCAGGGAGCCGTCGTGCCCTACACGGGCAAGTACGCGGTCAGAACCGAGAACCCGTTCGCCGTGATCCGGGCGGGCTGGGACGCGGCGAACGTCACCGGCGCCTACCGTCCGCTGCGGGTCGAGTTCGAGCTGACGGACCGGTGTAACGACACGTGCAAGTCCTGCGGCATGGGCGCCAAGCCGCTTGCCGACGGCGTGACGCTGTCGGACGCCCAGCTCGACCGCCTGATCGCCGAGTTCGAGGACGTGGCCTTGTCCTCGGTGGCCATCACCGGCGGCGAGCCGTTCGTGGCGGCGCGCCAGCTCTACCGGTTCATGGACCGGGCGCGCGGCACCGTCGACATCGGCAAGATCACCACGAACGGGATCTGGGGCACCGCGAAGCGGTGCGCGCCGACGTTCGAGCGGCTGGTGACCGCCGGCCTGCTGGAGAACCGGATCTTCGTGCCGCTGCTGATGGTCTCCATCGGAGAGCAGACCACGCCGCTGGAGTCCGTAGCGCGGATCATCAACCACGCGGTGACGCAGTTCACCGACCGTGAGCTGAACATCGCGCTTTCCAGCCTGGCGGACCCCGCCGACCGCAAGCACCGCGTGTACGAACTGCTCGCGTTGTACGAGCGCATGTACGGGGACTTCCCGCACGACCGGGTGCACTCGACGATGCGGGTGTACCTGGAGAACGAGCGCCTGGAGGACCAGGCCGCCATCAACCGGCCGGGCAACACCACCGTGACGCGGTGGATGGGCGCCTGCTACGACTGCTTCGCCCCCACGGTCGGCACGTACGTGCTCCCGTGCGCGCTCATGAAGGTCTCCGGCGACCTGTACTCATGCGCCGCCTTCAACGTCCCGGAGAAGCTGGGCTTCGGCAACCTCTTCCAGGAGTCGTTCCGGGACATCCTCGACCGGGTCAACTCCTCCGCGTACGTCCGCACGGTGCGCGCCGGGCACGGCCTCAAGGGCGTGGGCGCGGTCGTCCCGCCGTCCGTCACCGACCAGATGACGTGCGGGTCGTTCTGCGGCTCCTGCAAGCTCCTGATTGACCGCTTCGAGGAGGCGACCGGCCAGCCGGAGCCCGGCGGCCGCCTGCGCACCTTCATCCCGCTCCAGGCCTTTCCGTGCGAAGGGAGCACAGCACCGCATGATCGCGCACCTGGTGACGGACACCCTGGTGTCCATCAGCCGCAGGCCGCAGACCGACTGCGCCGAACGCGACCGGCACCTGTTCCATGACCTCGGCCTCGACAGCCTCGCGCTGATGGAGACCGTGACGGCCCTGGAGAAGCTGGCGCACTGCACCATCCCGGACGAGGTCACAGGCCAGCTTGCGACGGTGGGCGACCTGCACGACGCGGTGGGCCGCTGCGCCAGTGGCGCACCCAGCCGGATCGCGCAGGCAGAGGAGTACCTGCGCGGCCACGTCAGCCTGCACTTCGAGCGGGCCGCACGCTTCCGCGCAGCCAGCGAACGCCTGCGGGTCAGCGGGCTCGACGACGCCGACATCCTCGTCGACCTCGGAGCCGGCTTCACCGAGCTGGACTACTTCCTGCGCGCTGAGTACGGCTGGCGCGGCCGGTATGTCCCCCTGGACGCGTGGATCGACGGCACGTTCGACTTCTCGACGTGGCAGCCGGCGCGGCCCGTCGGCTGGTACGCGGCGCTGGAGGTTCTCGAGCACCTGGCGGACCCCGAAGTGCTGATCCGCCGAATGAAGGAAAGCGCGCTGAAGGGGTTCGTCGTGACGACCCCCAACAGCAAAACGGTGGATGTTCTAGCGCAGGACCCCACCCACGTGACGCCCCTGGACGAGGAAACTTTGCAGTCGTGGGGCCTGACGACCAGCCTGCACAACTTCTACGGCCAGTACCAGGACGGTATCTGTGGCCTGTGACGAAAGGACTGACGGCGTGAACTTGACCGGTAGGAGGATCCTGGTCTTCGGTGTCCTCACCGAGACCTCCATGGGCTTCAAGATCGCCGAGGCGGCGACGGCGGGGGGCGCGGACGTGATCCTCGCCAACGCCCCGGGGCGGCCCAGCTCCATCATGGGCCGCATCGCCGGGCGGCTGCCGAAGGCCCCGGTGGCGTGCCTGTCGGCGGACATCACCAAGCCCGAGGACCTGCGGGCCCTGGCCGACGGCATCGCTGGCCACTGGGACTCCTTGGACGGCGTAGTGCACGCTGTGGCGTTCGCCCCGCAGGACGCGCTCGGCGGCAACTTCCTGAACACGCCGTTCGAGTCGGTGGCCACCGCCATGAACGTCTCGGCGTACTCCCTCCAGGCTCTGACGGCGACTGTCCTGCCCCTGCTGGAGAAGTCCGACAAGGGCGCGTCGGTGGTCAGCCTCACGTTCAACGCCACCGTGGCGTGGCCGGTCTATGACTGGATGGGCCCCACCAAGGCCGCCTTGGAGTCGATCAACCGCTACCTTGCCCGAGACCTGGGCCCCAAGGGCATCCGCGTCAACGCGGTCGACTCCGGCCCGATCACGACGATGGCCGGCAAGTCCATCCCCGGCTTCGACGAGCTCGCGAAGCTGTGGCCCGAGCGGGCCCCGCTGGGCTGGGACACCTCGGACGCGACTCCGGTAGCCGACACCGTCGCGTTCCTGTTGAGCGACGCGGCCCGGGCCATCACCGGCCAGGTGATCCACGTGGACGGCGGTTTCTCCGCTGTGGGTGCCTGA